GCTAACCAGCTGCTCTACCGCGCAATGTGTATAGCATTAGTCGAGTAATGTCATGTAAGCTTCAATGTTGTTCTTTGCAAACCACGTTAAACCTTTATGCATCTCATCTGCTAATTTATCGTTACGTTTACCCGATATAGCCATATAGTATTCAGCGCCTTTTATAAAGTCATACATAGATAACTCTATAGCTGTTAACTCTACCTCAACACCTGTAAAAGGGTTTGATACTATGTTGCCTTCGGTGTAAACTTCACCATTAAACCATTTAGGTAATATTTGTTTAGTTTCTGTCATTGTCTAAAAATACTGCGTAAGCTTTAATCTTACCTTTATTACTAATTAATCTTCTTTCTTTTACAACTGGTTGATTATCAGCTGTTTGCTTCATGTACTTTGGATTAGTACTATTAAGCTTTCTCTTTTTCCCACTCATATCCTTCTTCTATTAATTCGTTTTCAACTTCTTGTTTCATATCGTTCCAATACTCTTCGTATACTTCTTCAATAACATCTTGATAAGCATACTCATCTTTATTATATTCATCTATGTATATACATAAACCATCATAAATAGCTTGTGGTAATTTTTCTAGCCAATCAGACTCGTAATAGTATAAATCTTGCTCAATATAAGGAGATCTTTCATCTTCAGTAGCCATATATACTTCATAACCATCTGCTGTTGTCTGAGTATAGAAATACATTTGACAAGATCCGTTCCAGTCTGTTTTAATTTCAGCGTCATAGTATTCTAATACTACTTTTTCTGCTTCTTCAGTGTCTAGTTCTCTAGGATATACAACACCTTTTTCTTCTAGTTTTTCAAGGATTAATTCCTCTGTTAGTTTTTTAGTTTCCATATTCTATTTTATCATTATTAGTTACCATCCATTCACAATCTTTTACGCTGTGACCTGCGCCATATAAAAATGCTTCACAACTTTCATGATCAGGATTCCATTTGTTTTCATCTGTACATAACGCGCTAATGTCATATCTATATATTTTACCGTCACAAAAATCTAGTAACCATATATATTTAACTGACTCGTCTGCGTGTACTATTTCTTTAGCATTATTGCCAAAGTGACCAGCTTCAGGAGCATAGTCTTCAAAGTATTTTTTTACTGAATCACTCATAATTAATCTTCTTTTTCTATAATGTTATTACCATATAAATAGCCATGTGGTGATACGTCTACAGTACCTATATTACCATAAGATATAATGTCACCTAACTCGCTTATTGTCAAGTCTGACCACCATCTTTTAGCCATAAGTGTATACTTAAGTCTTTTAGCTGTACTATATTTAGTAGCACTTTCGTTTATTTTAGATTTAATTTCTGGTTTTAATTGCTGGTAAAGTGTTTTCATATTTATTATTTTATTATATTATCTGATTTAATTCGTATTTATATTGTAATATTAAGGGTGGTATCGTGCACAATACCCACGCTTTCTGAGGTTACCGTCTCAGCCGTGCACTACTATTTCAAGCTGTGACTGTTCGTAAGTTACCGTCCTTCGTGTTTTACCCTGTTAGTGGACGTGGCAGGATTCGAACCTGCGTTACCATGACTCGGTTTTTCGACTTTTGTCTACTTACCACGTCTCGGTCAATACCTTATCACGCCCTTTATTTACGTCGCCACGATTTGTGAACTGCAGCGGATAGTTCTTGAGATACTATCTGTACTTCGAGCACTTGCTTGTTAGCTATAATAGGAATATAGCTTACTTTTTTAGTTGATGAACAACTTACACAGTTGTTATAGCCAAGCTCGATACGAACTGGGTGTACTTTTACGCCGCATTTACAAATCATAATTTTATTATATTATCGTTACTTGTTCGTATTAATTTTGTAATAATTTATTTAGCGCAACGTTTATTACATACTGTTTAGCTTCATTGTAGTCGTCTCCACTTAGTGGTACTTCAGACATTTGCCAATCAACGCTGTCTTCAATAATTTCTTTAATGTGATCTGCTACGCCTTGCGCTATAAGATCTAGTTCTTTCATTTTACTCATTTTGCATAGTTTTTAAGGTAATATTTTAATATAAAGTTAAGTCTAGCTAATTCAGAATATATAGTAGCTCTCGCCCATGTATCATATTCTTTAGTTTCTAAGCCATTATCAGTTAGAAATACCCATCTTTTTTTAGTTTTGTACTTAGGATTTAGTTGCCATATTCTATCGCTACTGTCACATCTTCTTACATAACCTGATTGATATGAAGCTATTTCTTGACCTGTAGGCATTTTAAATTGTCTAGTACCATTTTTAGCTTGTCTTTGTGTAGTTATTTCTCTGATACCATAGTCAATAAGCATACGCTTTACGAACTTTTCTCCAAGCCAAAATTGCTCAATTTGATAATTTGTAATCATAGTGTTTTTATTTGTTTTAATTGTTCTACTGTATATTTTTTAGTTGTTTCACGCCACATTTTGTTATGTGTGAACTTGTATTGTTGTGGGTATGAAGATTTTTGTGGTAACTTGTAATGTTTATTACCCATACCTTTACACTCACCATAGATTTTAATTAGTTCTTGATGTTGAGCGGCGCGAGTTTTACGCTTTTGTTTAACATACTCGCATAATTCTTTCATATTAGTAACTACCATGGTAATAATGTTTTTTCTATATAAGTTAAACCTTTGTAGTTAAACCATTGTGATTTACCTTGCTTGTCATTTTGTTCTATAAAGCCAAATGAGTTAGGTATATTGCCTATTAGATAACCTTTGTAAGTTGTATTGTTAAGGCGAATTTGATTGTTTTGTAAGAATTTAATTGATTGCATAAGTTTTTTATTATATTATCATTTAGTAATCGTATTTATTTTGTATTAATTATAGCTTTGTGAGCATTTTTACTTGCGTAATTAGCTAGTGATTGACGCCACTCCCACTCACGCTTACGATATTCATAGTCAGTACACCATTTTCGCCATGATTTACTTACAGTTTTTACACCATACTTTGACTCGAACTCGTCAACTTGTTTTAGTTTTGCAGCTATTTGCTCTGCAGGATAATCTTTAAATTGCATAGTATTATTTAGTATTAGTAGTTTTATAAAAGTTAATTCTAGTTTGTACATCTTCACGTGACATCTCGCCACTCATTTGTTTTAGTATGTAGCTAGACATATCTATTTTTTTTCCGTTAGGACAAGTTAATATAAATTGCATAAGTTTTTATTTTATTATCGTTAGTAATTCGTTTTTGTTTTGTACTACTAGCCAAGAATGCCAAAGCTAGTAGAGTCATTGATTACTATATCACCAGTTATCCAAAAGAATATGAATGATATTATTCCGCCGAAAGCTAATGTTGCAAGTGATGCAATGAATAATTTGATAGTAATGTCAGTTACTTGTAGTAACACTTTGTGAATAAATTTTCTGTTCATAGTATTATATTATATTAGTTAGTTCTAGTGTGGGTAGTCGAAACCCACCTCTGCTCCAAGACTAGATTTGTATGAAGTAGTTTACTATTGTTCAACTACTTCACGTGCAATTACAGGTACACTAGTTGATGAAGTGTAAGATTTGTATTTGATAAAGCAAGGCATATTTTGTAATTTGCTTTTCATAATGTTGTACACTTTGTCATGATTGTAAGTGCAAGTTTTGCCATTTTTAAAGTTGACAGTGATAGTTTGATTTTTGCCAATTAAAGATTTGCGAATGACGAAGCGTTTTGAAATTAAAGTTTGCATAGTTAAATTATTTAAGTTATTATTATTAAGTTATTATTTACATTTATATTATCATTACTTGTTCGTATTTGTTATGTAAAAGTATATGTTTTGTTTAGTTATTATTTTTAGTTTAATAGTCTTGCACATTCTCTCACAATATCTAATTAAGTAATTTAGTTTTTTAGTTACATAGTTATTATCATTATAGCTTCGTATTTAATATGTAAAAAGAAATAGTTTAGAATAATAGGCATGCAGGTAATTGCTGAAAGTTCTAAGCAAATCGTGGTAGTGTGGGAGGGAGGAGGTAGGTGAGTGCTATACACAGTGCGCTGAGGTGTGAGCAGGTGAGGATAGGTGGTAATGCTATACACATAGGCTAGCATGGTAATCTAGATGTAACAGGTGGGGCTGGGTTAAACGATTTGACTTCCACATATGACGGTGTGGCGAGGAGGAGGGTGGCAACACAAACTCCCAAAATTTTTAACAACTTTATTTTAGTGACAGTAGCCCTATAATTTATATAAGTAACCCCCTATTGTCACATTTTAACTTCCCTAAATACTATGTAACTATATATGGTATGGGACAGAAACTATCAGCTCAAGCTAAAAGAGATAAAGCAGCTCGTGATCTAGCATTTGCTAAAACACCGGCTAGAAGAGCTAAAAAGGCTCATTCACAAAGAGAGCGTAGAAGTAAACCTTGTCCTCCAGGTCACGATTACGATCATAAAAGACAGAAATGTGTTTCTATTAAGTCTAATAGAGGTAATGAAGGCATGGGAACGAAAAAAGAAAGTGGTAATAGGTATTCCACTTAATCCATATACCTTATAACAAATACTAAAACTTATAACATGGCAAAATTTATCAAATTTACGTATGACACAGACAAGACATACTATCTACCTGTAGATTCTACGTCTGCTGTTGGTCAAGCTAGTGCAACAGGAACTGCTGTAAAAGTAGCTACTGGAGGTAATGTAGTAACAATTACATGTGCTGCTGACACTGGTTTCTCAATGCAAATTGCTTTAAGCAAAGCTATTTATGATGTTCTTTCAGACTCTCAATTATTGAAAGTTGACTGGACACCTAGTAAAGCTATATCTAAAGTAGAAGTAGCATAACAAAAACCTTAGAGTTAAGGCGTCTTATCGGCGCCTTAGTTCTAATTTAATTATTAACCTTAAATACCAATTAAAATGACGTATTTTTATTACAAGACTAATACGTGGAGTAGTCAACCACAACAAACCTCCAAAGAAACCATTGACCTTTGGAACCATCTTTCAGAAAAAAAGAACTGGAGGATAACACAGTTACCCAATGGATATTATCAGACAGAGTACAAAGACATTAATTGTGAATGTGATCCTAAAAAAGATCCAAATTGCGAAAAATGGCACGATGTCACGAGACGAGAGACTCTAGTTGGCGCGGAACAAGCTGTTGACGGATCTGTCGAACACTACAAAAAACGAGCTGATTTTATAAAAGGCCCAAAAGTAGTAAAAACATTTGAATAAACCATATTAAATACAATAAAATATAATGAATTTTAATAATACTAACAGTATAGTTAAAGATTTAAGCTTTAATAAGAAAGCTAGATCAAAAATAATGAAAGGCGTTGACAAGTTAGCCAAAGCAGTTGGCTCAACTTTAGGCGCGGGAGGCAAATGTGTGATCTATGAAGACACTATGGGCCGACCGGTGATAACAAAAGATGGTGTAACCGTTGCGGAAAGCGTAGTCTTACTTGATCCGGTCGAAAACATTGGCGCTACATTGGTCAAAGAAGCCGCAAGTAATACAGTAGATGAAGCAGGGGACGGTACTACAACGGCTACCGTCCTTGCTCATGCTATTTTGAAAGAGTATAATAGCTACGAAGGTTGGCAAGATACACGCCAAATCATAAAAGGCATGGATTATTCGCTTGAAAAAGTGCTAGAATACTTAGAAAAAATAAAAAAACCGGCAACAGAAGATCTAATTAAGCATGTAGCTAAGATTTCTTGCAATAATGATGAGCTTTTAGGCAATTTAATTGCTGAAGCTTATGAAAAAGCCGGTAAAAACGGCATAGTTTTAATGGAAGGCTCACCGGATGAGCAAACTGTAGTTGAAACTGTAGATGGGGTTGAGCTAGATGGCTGTAAAATTAAGTCTCCGCACTTGTATACAGACAAAGACAACCACAAAGCCGTTTTAGAAGATCCTTATATACTAATTGTAGACTCACCTATTGAACAAGTACGTAAAATACAGTCAATATTAGAGTTTATAATTAAAAAAGGAGCTTCTTTGTTGATAGTTGCTGATATGGAGCAACAACCTTTTGCAACTTTAATGATGAATAAAGTAAAAGGTAACATAAAAATAAATATAGTTGACTCACCAGGGTTTGGCCCATCAAAAAGAGATACACTTGAAGACTTAGCATTGTTAACAGGTGCTAAAGTTATTAGTGAACAGCTTGGTGACGATATGGATTTAATGACACCTGATGTTCTTGGTAGAGCTAAAAAAGCTGTTACTGATAAAAAGTCCACGATACTTACAGTAGAAAAAGATGAAAAGCTTTTAAAAGATAGAATAAAAGTTGTTGAAAAGAAAATAAAAGAAACTAAAGACAAGTTTTGGAAAAGTCTACATAAGAAAAGACTAGCTATGTTGTCTGGAGTTGTAAGTGTAGTTAAAGTTGGCGCATATTCAAAAGTTGAGCAAAAAGAAAAGATGGATAGAGTAGAAGACGCTTTGCATGCAACTAAAGCTGCTATTGAAGAAGGCGTAGTGCCAGGTGGCGGTATAGCTTTACTCAATGCTGCTAAGTACGCAGAGTTTCATGGTGGTGATGGTGAAAAGATATTAATGTCAGCAATACAAGCACCTTTTGAAAAAGTACTTATAAACGCTAATTATTCAGAAAGAATGCAGTGGGCTGAAGAGTGGGAAGAAGGTGAAGGTGTTGATGTTACTTGTGGTTGTACTAAAAACATGATTGAATCAGGTATAGTAGATCCATTGCTTGTAACTAAGTCAGCTTTAAAAAATGCAGTAAGTGTTGCAAAGACTATAATCTCTGCAGGTTGTGTAATATCTAATATGAGAACAAATGAAAGCGATTAACTACTACATTATAATAGAAAAAATAAAAGAAGCACCTCGAAAAGTTGGCGGCTTAGAAATAGCAGAAGCAAAAGATAAAGAGGTTAGATATAAAAAAGCTAAAGTAATATCTGTAGGTGATAAAGTTGTAGGTGTTAAAAACAATGATATTATATTTTATGACAAACATGCTGGACATGGTATATCATATAAAGAAAATGTTTATACAGTTATACAATTTAGCGATGTAGTATTAGTTGAATGAGACTAAGTCCTACAGATATACGTGATATGAATTTGTTTAAGTATTACAGGCTCGTTCGCAAATGGGCCTGTAAAACTTATAATCTAAAAGATGCTGATTTAGAACTTTTAATCTATTTAGATTGCAAAACTCATTTTACACGTAATGATTTTATAGAAGGGGTATATACTTACTCCTGGGACAAAAACAGATGGGAACGCCTGCGTAAAGCTGGTTGGATCGATGTTTGGCGTCACCGAAACCGCACTTCAATTAAATACAGCGTCTACAAAACTTCTTTCAGATGTAGGCAGCTAATCTCAAGAATTTACAGAATATTGCTTGCTGAGGAGGATTTACCTACTAGCGAGCGAAGCAAGTTTTATAAGAACAAGTCATATACAGACAAGGTTTATAATAAAGCCATTGATGATATGATTAAAGATAAAGAACGATAATTATGGCATACAAAGGCTACAAAGGTTGTGGACCTAGAAAACTAGGAGCATCACCTGTTAAACATATAAAAAAGAAAAACGGTAAACCTAAGTCAGCAAGACATATAGGTTTACATGAGAAACATGGATCTCATGATAATTTTCCAAGTATAGGAGAAAAAGCTGGTAAACTTGTCAATGAGGGTAAAAAAATAGTTAACAAAGTAGTAGATAAAGTAAACGAAAACGTTGATGATTTTAAAAACACAATAAAAAATAACTAAAAATGGCTACAATAACAGCAAAACTAACATTAGATAGTACTAACGTATCTACAAATGAAACTCTTGGTTTAAGCGTAAATGACACTTTAACTGTTGGTCCACCTAGTAATGGTTTATCACAGATTTCAGTTAGTCATTCGTCTAAATCTAATATACTTGAAAATAATTCAGCAGCAACTTATGTGTATCTAAAAAACACGGATAATACAAATTTTGTTAAAATATTCAATGACTCTGACCAAGAGTGGGGAATAATACACCCAGGAGAGTTTGCATTTTTTCCAGTTGGATCAACTGTTGGATTAAGATGTCAAGCAGATACAGCGGCGTGTGTAATAGATTACGCTTATTGGACGAAAGCATAAATAACAACTAATTAAAACAAAAGTAATGGCTTATAATAAATCACCATTTAAAATGAAACCAAAAAGTCCTTTAATGAAAGCGCTTGTTGGTAATCAAAAAAACCTTAATGAAGGTTTAAAAGCAGCTATAATGGCTTCACCAGCTAAACAAAAGCAAGAGTCTGCAGGAAGTAAATCAATTTCTTCCCCTGCTAAAGCTCATTGTAAATCTCCAGTTAAACAAAAAATGGAGATGGTAGAAGTTAACGGTAAAAAAGTACCTAAATTTGCTGCAGACGGAAAAGGAGCTGGAGATCTTAAAAAAAGTTCACCAGCTAAGGGATATAAATCAGCTGCTCAAAGAAAAGCTGTTCATGCTAGCAAAGCTGATGGCGGAGCAGGACATCCTGATAAAAAGAAGTCACCTGCTAAGCAAATGAGTAAACTTAAAAAATCTCCTGCTAAAAAATACAAGTCACCTGCAAAAGCACACTGTAAGTCTCCGGCTAAACAAGCTAAGTCTAAAAAAGAAATGAAGTATGATAAAACTGCTCAAAAAGCAGAAAACGCTGCTGTTTCAGGAAAAGTAAGAAAAAACTCAAGGCTTGTTAATAGAGCAAACAAGATGAATAAAAAGAATAACCTTGGTAAAGGTAAAATAGCTAAAATGTAAATTATGGGAAATATAAATGTACCTATAACCGCGATAGTTAAAAAAGGCAAAGCTAAGTTATTCGGAGATAACTGTGAAGGTTGTTCACCTAAAGTATCACCAGCTGGTTGGCCTATGAAAGAGTCACCTATTAAAAGTAGAGGTGGTAGAAACGATCATGATATGGGTAACGCTAATTGGGAAGCTCATAAAAAAACGATGCATGGCATGAGAGATCATGGTGGTAATGAATCACCAGTTAAAGACATTAATAATTTCAGACACGATAGAAGAGATTATGGAAAGTCTAAATACAAGAAAGGTAGTTCACCAGTTAAACAAATGAGTAAAGTACTTAAAGCGCCATGCCCTACTTGTGGTAAAATGATGGGTAAGTGCGAAAACTGCGGTAACTAATATGCCTTACATACAGAAAAATAGTCCTTTTAAACAAAGGAAAGATTATCCTGTAATAGAGAAAAAACTAGACAAAGGTGTTGTAGCTGAAGCAAACAAAGATGGAACTATATTTGTAAGCAAAGATGTTTCACCTGCAATGCAAAAACATGCTGTCAAAGAAGAGATTGAGCATCAAAAAGACATGGAGTCTGGCAAACTAGACTACAATGATCACAGTATAACATATAATAACAAGACTTATCCAAGAAAAAACGGTAAGATATTATATAATGGTAAATGGCTTCAAGAAGGTGATAATAGATTTCCATGGGAGAAAGGAGCTAAAACAAGGGCTTATGGCTCAGTTAAAAACGCATAAACATGGCATTTAAATTAAAATTCAAAAACGTAAAATCAACAGGCGAAAAAGCCAGTCCATTTAAGCAGAATCAAGCTTTAATATCTGGTGCAGGTGATGCTGCTAAAAGCTTTGTAGATGTTGGCGGCGCTTTTCAAGCTGGATCGCTTGGTAAAGCATATACTGGTGGTGTCTCTACTAGTGCTGCTGAAAGTTTGTCTGAATCAAAAAACTGTGTTGAACAAGGTTTAACTGGTGAAGCTTTAATAAAGTGTCAGGAAAAAACAAATAAAGATTATTTAGATAATAATAAAGATCCTGAAAATAAAGAACCTGGTATGTTATCTTTTAAAGAGTATAAAGAACAAAACCCAGATGCTACTAGAGAAGATTATAGAACATACAAAGAAACTTTTAAGAAAGAAAAACAAAACGATGCTACTTCTAATAATGAAGAAACAGAATAAACTAATTAATTATGGCATTTAAAATGAGAAGATCTGGCATGCAGCTAAGATCAACAACAAGTACAAAACCAATAACTACTAGATTTAGTAGCCCTTTACATCAAGAAAATACTCCTAGTGTTACAAGAACTGATACAGGAGAGGTGCAAATTGATGCTGAATATATAAAGAGAAATCCCGGTGGTGAAAATGTTGAATTAAATACCAACTATAGTGATGGGCCAGGCGCTTGTGACAAGAACGTTAAAGGTGATAACCTAGCTCCTAATTCTGAAGCTTGTCTTAGATACAAGAAACACAAGCAAAAAGAACAAGATAATCCTTGTTATCAATATATGGGTCCAAATCCAAGCTTGAAATGTCCAGAAGGTATGACTCTTAATCCAGGAGGAGCAACAGCTGGTAATAGAAATACTTGCTGTATACCTAATGAATCTCTTGGTCAAGATGAAACTGAAACAGATCAAGCTATAGGTAGTGTAAACGTAGATGTATCAACACCAAGAACAAATATACTTACACCAAGAGAGCGTAGACGTAATCAAAGAATGCTCGGTGGTGGTGAAAGAAGAAATGAAGGTATTATAAAAGGAGCAAATAGAAGAATAAGGAGAGCTATAAGAGCTGGTAGAGATCCACAAGCAGGAGATTTAAGAATAGTTTCAGGTGCTGCTTTAGGTAATTTAGAAGGAATAAACATAGCTCAAGATTCAGCTGGAGGAAGAAGTGTATTTACAGGTTATCAAACAAATGCTTTTCAACAAAACCCAGGTGGGCAAGTTGATCAACAAAACTACAATGATCAGCTTGAACAAAACATCAATATGATGAAAAATGATGAAAAGTATTTAGTTGATGGTAGATTTGATTTAGATGCTATGATGAAAGACGCTGAAGCTAAAACTAGATCACAATTTGCAGGAACAAGCGCCGTTGATGGTTATGTTAAAACAGGTCAATACTTAGATGATAGAACAAAAAGATTAATGAGAAGACAAGGTTATGACGCTTCTTCTGGTTACGGTGATCTAGGTAGTAAAAAAGCTAGAAGACTACAAAACAAGCTCAAGACAAACGATCGTATGTCTGATAGACGTAGAAAAAGAATAAATAAAAGAATCAAGAGAAAAGGTGGTGCACCTGTTAAAATGTCAATAGAATTAACAAGACCATCATACAAGCAAAAAGGCTTCGGAAAATAATGGCTTTTAAATTACCCAACTCAAGCATCAAAGCGGCTATATCTGTTACAGGTTATAAGTCAGACAGCAAAGATGTTAATAATGATGTAAACATAATACCTAGTAGTAAAATAACTATGAAAGGTGTTAAGTTTGACGTTAAAGGTGTTGGTAATAATGGTGTAACAAAACATATGAAGCCAGGCAAAGATTATGACTTTGGCAATGCTGATTATGTTGTTGAAACACCTATGAAACATTGTGGTTGTGGTATTATTGGTCCTAAAAGATTTGGCGCAACTGGTTACCCAGGGGATAAAAAAGCATTTAAAAAAGACAATGCTTCACCAATAAAACAAACAAATAAAAGAACTACCGGTAAAGGTAGACATTTCAGAAAAGCAAAAGAAGGTGCTGGTATGACAGCTGCTGGAGTTGCTTCATATAGAAAACAAAACCCAGGCAGTAAACTTAAAACAGCTGTAACTGGTAAAGTAAAACCTGGTAGCAAAGCTGCTAAGCGTAGAAAAGCTTTTTGTGCTAGATCAAAAGGCTGGACAGGTGAAAGAGGTAAAGCTGCTAGACGTAGATGGAAATGTTAAAATAAAATATTATGCCTAAAAAACAATTTAAAGAAACAACTGTTGGTAAGCTACTGCTTGGAGCAGCTGGAATGATAAATCCTACATTAGGTAATTTGCTAGAAGGTGTAACATCACCGAAAGAAGCTATTGCTGAAATAGCTAAAGCAGATGTAAGTGTAGAAGATAAAATAAAATTACAACAATTAATATACGATCAGCAAAATAAAGAGATCGAGGCTATAACAAATCGTTGGCAAGCAGATGCTGCTTCTGACTCTTGGCTTAGTAAAAATGTACGCCCACTAGTATTAGTGTGGTGTATTACTATTTTCTCACTTGCTGGTATATTAGATAGTGTTGAATCAATACCATTTAACATAGGTGTTACATGGAACGATACTTTTGAAAAAGTCATGATGGCGGTAGTCTTAGCTTATTTCGGCGGACGTACGACAGAAAAGGCTACGAGTATGATAAAAAAGAAATAAATGGCTAGAATAAGTACTTATAGTTTAGATAACAACGTACAGAAAAACGATTTACTATTAGGATCAGACCAAGGAGCTGCTACCAAGAATTTTCAATTACTTGATGTAGCAAAGTCTATGACTAAATTTAATATGACTGGTCAGCCTCAAATAGGCTATATTTATAACAAAACGACTAAAATTCCAGGTTCTATAACTATAACAAACGGTGCTGATGATGTTGCTTTTTCTTCATTAACTAGTATTATTGTTAGTAAATTTAACTATGGATCAACAGATTCGTCACAAGACTTATTACTTTCTATGGTTGGCAGCGAAGTAACTATATCAAGCATAGATAACGCAAATCATTTTGGTAGATACACGCTAGATAGCGCAACAGTATTACCATCAGATAACAATTATTATACACTATCTCTTTTTCATAAAGGAGGTAATGGTAATATAACAAAAGATCAGTTTTATATTTTAAGCAGTAAAAGAGGAGATAAAAGCTTTGTATACACACAAGCTATTGGTAATCCTCAATCTGTTTGGAGTATAACTCATAACTTAGGAAAAAAACCGTCTGTAACTATAGCAACATCTACAAATAATGTGGTTGTTGGTGAAGTTACATACGTAAATGATAATCAATTAACAATAACGCTTTCGAGTGCGAACTCTGGTAAAGCATATTTAAACTAACAAAAAAACAATTAAAAAATGGCATTAAAATATTTATGTGATTTAAATATCAACGACAACGTTCTACAGAACGCCAGAGTGTTTTCAAATGGAAGCGCGCCAACGGCTTTAATAGGAGCTATATATGTAGATACGAATGACAGTAATAAACTTAAGTATCACAATGGCAGTAGTTTCGTAGCATTAGGAACTTCAAATGCTACAGGTGACATTACGGGTGTAGATGCTGGAGCTGGTTTAACTGGTGGTGGTGATTCTGGTGATGTTTCATTAGCAGTAGGCTCTGGAACAGGTATTACGGTTAACGATGATGACGTTGCAGTAACAGCTACGCAAACAGGTATAACTAGTATAACAAACACAAGTTTAGTAATTGGTAGAGATACTGATAACGACATTGACTTTGGAACTGATAACAATATTATATTTAGAGCAGCAGGCGCTGATCAAATAAAAATTGTTGACGGTGCTTTAGTACCAATAACAGATGATGATATTGATCTTGGTACTACAACAAAAGAATTTAAAAACGCATACTTTGATGGTACTGTAACATCTGATGCTTTTGCAGGGCCTTTAACTGGTAACGTTACGGGTAACGTAACCGGTAATGTAACTGGTAATTTAACCGGCGATGTGACTGGTGATGTAACTGGTAACTTAACAGGTAACGTGACAGGTGACGTAACTGGTGACTTAACAGGTGATGTAACGGGTAACGTAACAGGTAATCTAACAGGTAACGTAACTGGTAATGTAAGTGGAACATCAGCTAATGTAACAGGTACTGTCGCTATAGCAAATGGTGGTACAGGTGCAACTACTGCTGACGGTGCTTTAACGAATTTAGGTGGTACTACATCAGGGCAAAATATATTTAAATTAGCAGATAATAGTAGTACTGTTAAATTCCTTAGATTAAACGTAAACAATACATATTCTAAATTAACAGCCTCTGATTTTAGATCAGCTATTGGAGCTGGTACTGGTAGTGGTAACACAACTAGTAGTGGTACAAGTGGTAAAGTACCTAAATTTGATGGTAGTAATTCTATTGTTGATTCACTTATATCAGACGATGGTTCAACTATAACTGTAGGTGGTAATCTTACTGTAACAGGTACAACTACAACTGTAGATTCAACAACTGTTGCTGTTGCAGATAGTATGTTTAAATACGCTAAAGATAATGATTCTTCTGATGCTCTTGATATTGGTTATTATGGTAGGTATTACGCTAACTCAACTAATAAGTATGCTGGTATTTTTAGAGACGCTAGTGATTCAGGTAAATTTAAAATATTTAAAGATTTACAAGCTGAACCAACAGGTACTGTTAATACAAGTGGAACAGGTTATGCTGCAGCTACATTAGTTGTAGGTACTTTAGAAGGAGCTGTAACAGGTAATGTTACTGGTAATGTTTCAGGTAATTTAACGGGTAATGTCACTGGTGATGTAACAGGTGATGTTACAGGTAATTTAACGGGTAATGTTACGGGTAATGTTACGGGTGACGTAACTGGTAATGCAGATACAGCAACAAACTCATCAACCTTTACGGTAACAGCTAATAACAATGCAGACGAAACAGTATATCCAATATTTGTTGATGGTGCTACTGGATCACAAGGCGCTGAAACAGATACTGGTTTAACATATAATCCAAACTCAGGGTTATTAACATCTAGTGGTTTTTCAGGTGCTCTTACTGGCAACGTAACTGGAAATGTTACGGGTAATGTTACTGGAAATCTTACTGGAGATGTTACTGGAGATGTTACTGGAAACGTGACAGGTAATCTTACTGGTAACGTTACAGGAAACGTTAGTGGTTCTTCTGCTTCTTGTACTGGTAACGCTGCTACAGCTACAGCTTTAGAAACTGGAAGAACAATAGGTATGACTGGAGATGTTTCTTGGACTTCAGCTTCTTTTGATGGTACTGGTAATGTAACAGGTACTGCAACTATTCAGTCTAGTGCTGTTGAACAAACAATGCTTGATGCTCTTGCAAGAGGATTTAGTGGAGCGTTAGATAGTGGTACTAACGGTATAGCTAAAACAAACCCTTCAGGTCAAACTGTGTTTACCTTAACACTAGCAACTGTTTGGGCTGCCGCAGATGGTAGAAAATGTCAAGTTGAAGTATTAGACATTAGTGATGGTTCACCAACTTATGCTACAGTATATCCATGTGTAACTAGAACACAAACTACGATTGTAGTTACAATGAATGGAACTGTTGCAAATGGTGATTACCATATCCTAATAAAACAATGTGGATAATAAAATAAACCGGCTCTTCGGGGCCGGTATTAAATTTAATATATATATAAATGAGTAGTGTACTTTGCAGTCAAACAATCACCGGGGACTTAAGTCTTTCAGGCACATTAACTATATCAGCTTCTTCACTTCCAACATTTGTAATTGGAGATTCAAGCAATTATAAAATAATGAAAGACACGGTAAGTGGAGATTTATTAGAATTTTATAGTGGTAACGCCATGGGAGAAACACTCTCCATGAACTCAAGCAAGCAGTCTACTTTTAATGGTAAAGTAACTATAACCGGAACAGATGCTACTTCTTTAGATGTTAATGGAGATATTGTAGTTGGAGATGATATAACTATGGATTCTTCTGGAGCTGTACTCACATTAGGTACCGGTGGTGGTACTGTTACATTGCAGCATAACGGTGGTTTTGGTGGTACTTTAGCTTCAAACTCTACTAGTGGAGGATTTACTATAGACTCTGCTCAAGACATCACGTTAGATGCCGCTGGAAGTCAAGTGTATTTTTCAGCTGGTGGTACCGCTAGATATACATGGAATTTAGATTCAACACCTGAATTAGATGTTACAGGTGATTTTACAATAGATGGTAGTGGTGATATAACTATAGATGCTGCTGATGATCTTTTACTTAAATCAGGATCTGGCACGCATATAACTTTAGATGAAACAGCTACAGGTGGAACTGTAACAACTTTTAACAAAAAAACTAGTCACCCTGACAGTACAAAAGCTACTTTTGGTAATGGCAGTAGCTCAGATGGAGACGCTCATATACAGTTTGATGGTAGTGATTGGGAAATGTCTCAAAACAATAGTACAGCTCAATTTAATATTAAAAACGTTGGTCAAGGTAATATAGCTCTTGACACTTCATTTGGAGATGTTACTTTTGGAAATGGATCAGGAACTATTATCGCTAGAATGGATAGAAGCGCTAGTTCATTTCAAGTTGATAGTGGTAGTTTAATATTAGGTGGCACAGGTAGAATACAAGGTATTGACACGGTTTCTTCTAGCACGGATGCTGCTAACAAAAACTATGTAGATAATAGATCCAACCAATATTTATTAAATACGGGTTTTGACGATAACAATGGCTCAACAAGCTACTACAATATACCCATATCCAATACAACAGGTGAAGTAACTAGTAGTCAATATTATAACAATTGGTGCGCACCTGCTGATGGTACAATTAAGTATATAATGATGATGCATACTAGTAACAACGCTATAAATTTAGGTGCTTATACAACTCAATTAAGAGTTATAATAAACAATGTTGCTGTGGCTACATCTAGTGAATTAACAGCAAGCAACAGTATTAATGATGGTAGTTATATTGAATATTCTCCAGATCAAGATTTTAGCAAAGGTGATAGAATTAGATTTGCTTTTGGTAAAAGTAACTCTTCTATGAGATGGAGAGGTACTTCAGTTAGTATAGTAATAGAATTTGATAGAGTATAATGGCAAATATAAACGATAACATAAGAGGTAAAAAATTATTTAAATCAGGTAGTTCTGGAGTAGACGCTTCAAAAGGATCTGATGGTGAAATAACAGTTTCTAGTGAAATAGCTACTGAGCTATCTTCTTTAAATGACATTAGTGAAGTTTTTAATGATCATGCTTTATATTCTTATAATAAGTTTTTATTAAAACAAATTGAAGATTTAAGACTAGATGTAGAAGAATTACATGCATTTATAAAAGATGCATTTGGTAAAGATTCATCATCTGCAGCTTCAAAAGGTAGTAAAGGTGACACAGGCTCAACAGGACCACAAGGTCCAAAAGGCGATACAGGGGCTACAGGCGCACAAGGTCCAAAAGGTGATACAGGTTCCACGGGACCACAAGGTCCAGCTGGTAATGACGGATCAGATGGAGCTGATGGAAGCAACGGTGCTAAAGGCGATAAAGGTGATAAGGGTGATACTGGTAGTACAGGTCCTCAAGGACCAAAAGGTGATACTGGTAACACTGGTGCTCAAGGACCAAAAGGTGACAAAGGAGATACAGGTTCACAGGGTCCAGCAGGCTCAAATGGAACAAATGGTAGTGACGGTGTCGACGGTAGTGATGGAGCCAAAGGTGATAAAGGAGACAAAGGAGATAAAGGTGACACTGGATCTACAGGAGCAACAGGAGCGCAGGGAGCAACTGGTCCACAAGGAGCAACTGGTCCACAAGGACCGGCTGGTGCTGATGGTAAAGATGGTAGCGATGCTTCAGTAAGTGGATTTAGCGGAAAGAAAACAGTTGGTAAAGAAAGTTGGACTTTCTCAAACGGATTATTAAGTAGCATAAAATAATATATTATGGCAATAAATTATACGTGGAGAGTTGAGCAATTAAAATGTGCTCCTAAAGTTGGAAACAAAGTAAACGTTGTTAAATCAATACCTTATGATTATATAGGTGTTGACGAAGATGGTATTGAAGGTATATCTTCTGGTAATGTTGAAATACCAGAACCTGGAGAAGACTGGATAACGTTTTCTCAATTAAAAAAATCAGACATTGAGAGTTGGTTAGAAGCTAATCTAGATGTAGATATATTAAAGAATAAAGTACAAGCAGAAATAAATAAAATTAAAACACCTGTTATAGTAGACGTTGCAAAGCCTTGGTAGTTTACAAATTAGTGTAAATAGGTGATTAAATATATATGCGAAATAACTTAAATTAAATAAAATGGCTAAAAAAATTAAAAAAGCAGAATTAGAGAAATTGCAAAATGCAGTTTCTAAAATTAATGAACTTAAATTAGAGCTTGGTAATATAGAAGCAGCAAAGCATAGAATATTACACAATGTAGCTGAAGCAGAAAATAATGATCTTGGTGCAGTTAGAAAAGAGCTCGAAGAAAAATACGGTCAAGTTAATATAAACATTACTGACGGTGTAATAACAGAAAGAGAAGATGAGTCTAATAAGGAAGATTAGTATAGGTAAAGATTACAAAAATGACTCTATGCACTATTCTGTTGGGCAAGAAGTATACGGTGGTCATACTATAAATTGTATAATAGAAGAAGACGATAGGTTTTGTGTTTTTATACAAAAGAAAAATGAAGTATTACCATGGAAAGACTTTAATAAAAACATGGCTATATCTGTAGAGTATAATTTAGATTATTAATGAAAAGTATATTTAACTTTATAGTAACACCTAAAGAAAAAAGATACAACAATGTCAAAAAAATAGGTGATAAAGAATTAATACTAAATACAGAAATATTTAACCACAGAAATGTTAGTAGAAATGCTATAGTTTTAGAAACTCCAATAATGAGTTGTTCTGAGGTTGAAAAAGGAGATGAAGTTATAATACATCACAATATATTTAGAAGATGGCGTGATGTAAAAAATCAAGAGCGTAATAGTAGAAGTTGGTTAGATGAAAACAGGTATTTAGTTTATTTAGACCAGATATACGCGTATAAAAAAAATGGAGAGTGGAAAGCTTTTCCTGGTTATACGTTTGTAAAGCCAATAAAAAATCAAGATGTGTATAGCATTGAAAAAGAAAAACCTTTTGTTGGAGTCGTTAAACACACTGATGGTTCATTAAAAAAAGGTGATCTTGTTGGGTTTACACCTGGATCAGAATATGAATTTGTTATTGATGGTCAAAGATTATATAGAGTTCCTACAAAAAAAATTACAATTAAATATGAATATCAAGGAAACGAAGAAGAATATAATCCAAGCTGGACATAAAGCAGTTGATGAGTTAATTAAAGTAGCAGAAGAAAAAATTATTACTAATACAGAAGATGATGTATCTGCAGATAGACTTAAAAATGCAGCTGCTACAAAAAAGCTAGCTATATTCGATGCTTTTGAAATATTGAATAGAATACAAGAAGAAGAGGATATGTTAAACAACAAACCAAAAAAAGAAGAAAAAACAAAAGCTTTTTCTGGTTTTGCTGAAAGAAGATCTAAATAATGTATCAGCAAACTCTTTATAAGGTTGTTGAACCTATTAAAATAAATACCATAAAAAGACTTAATAAGTCTAAAAAGTGGGAATATGGATATAATAAAGAACATGATGTTGTTGTTATTAGTAAAGACGGTACTATAGGTGAAATATATGAAATACAAAACCTTAAAATAGCTTTACCAAAAGCTAAAAACGTTTATAAGTTTAAGGAAGACAAATGGACTAAGTTTGAATATCCTAAAGCTTTATCTAAAATAAAAACAGTTTTTGACTGGAAGGAATACCCAGAAGAATTTAAAGAACAATGGTATGATTACATCGATAATGAATTTACCCGTAGGGAGGAAGGTTTTTGGTTTTATAACAAGGGCGTTCCTACTTACATTAGTGGTACTCATTACATGTACTTGCAGTGGAGCAAAATCGACGTTGGCGCACCAGACTTCCGTGAAGCAAATAGACTTTTCTTTATCTTTTGGGAAGCATGTAAGGCCGATGTACGGTCTTACGGATTGTGCTATCTTAAGAACAGACGGTCTGGTTTTTCTTTCATGGCCTCAGGAGAGGTGGTTAACTTGGCGACAATATCTTCTGACTCCAGATATGGCATTTTATCGAAATCTGGGCCTGATGCCAAGAAGATGTTCACTGATAAGGTGGTACCCATATCCGTTAATTACCCCTTCTTTTTCAAACCCATCCAGGACGGAATGGACCGTCCAAAGACCGAGCTTGCCTTCAGGGTCCCAGCCAGTAAGCTTACCAGAAGAAAACTTACCACAAACGAAACCGTACAGGATCTCGAGGGACTGGACACCACAATCGACTGGAAGAACACGGGCGATAACTCCTACGACGGTGAGAAGCTCAAGCTCCTCGTCCATGATGAATCGGGTAAGTGGGAAAGGCCGAACAACATCCTCAACAACTGGAGGGTTACGAAAACCACGTTAAGATTAGGTAGTAGAATTATTGGTAAATGTATGATGGGGTCAACGAGTAACGCTCTTGACAAAGGTGGTGATAATTTTAAAAAATTATATAAAAATTCAGATGTCACAAAAAGAAACCGCAATGGACAGACTAGCTCAGGACTATATAGTTTGTTCATACCTATGGAATGGAACTACGAGGGATTCATTGATTCTTATGGCTTACCTGTATTCGACACGCCCGAGCAGGAAACTATTGGGCCTTTTGGGGAAAGCATAGATGTAGGTATATTAGAACACTGGCAAAACGAAGTTGATGGTCTTAAAAATGATGGAGACGCATTAAACGAATTTTACAGACAGTTTCCTAGAACTGAAGAACACGCTTTCAGAGATGAAACTAAAAACAGTATATTTAATTTAGCAAAAATATACGAGCAAATAGATTTTAATGAGGACTTAAATAATGACTCTCAAATAACAACTGGTAACTTTCAGTGGGTTAGCGGTGTTAGAGATGGTAGTGTTATATTTTATCCAAATCCTCAAGGTAGATTTAAAATTAGTTGGGTACCTCAACAACACCAACAAAATAAATTTATTATAAAAAATGGATTAAAATATCCAGGTAACGAGCACATGGGTGCTTTTGGTTGTGATAGTTATGATATATCAGGAACTGTAGATGGTCAAGGTTCAAAAGGAGCTTTACATGGTTTAACTAAGTTTAGCATGGAAGATTGTCCACCTAATCAGTTTTTTTTAGAGTATATTGCAAGACCCTCAACAGCAGAGATGTTCTTTGAGGACGTTCTAATGGCTTTAGTATTTTACGGGATGCCTTTGCTTGCAGAAAACAATAAACCTCGTCTATTGTATTATTTAAGAAGACGCGGTTATAGAGGTTATTCAATGAATAGACCTGATAGAGTTTGGAACAAACTATCAACAGCTGAAAAAGAAGTAGGTGGTATACCAAACTCAAGTGAAGATATTAAGCAAGCGCATGCCGCTGCTATTGAAATGTATATACAAGATCATGTTGGTGTTAAAAACGACGGTACTTATGGTAGTTGTTATTTTAACAAAACATTACAAGATTGGGCTAAGTTTGATATTAATAATCGTACAAAGTTTGATGCGAGTATTAGTAGTGGTTTAGCTATAATGGCTTGTAACAGACATTTGTATAGACCAAATCCAATTATGAAAAAAGAAAAATTAAACATAAGCATAGCTAGATACAAGCAAACTGGTGTGCGATCAAAACTAATAGAAAATTAATATGGCTGAGTCAGTTGTAAAAGGTTATTTTCCGAGTCAAATAGTTAGTGATTCAGAAAAAATTAGTGCAGAGTACGGCTTGAAAGTAGCTAAAGCCATAGAGTACGAGTGGTTTGATAGATCAAATTCTAATCAAAGATATAATCAGTATCAAGCTGAGTTTCATAGATTAAGACTTTATGCTAGAGGTGAACAACCGATACAAAAATACAAAGATGAATTATCTATAAATGGTGATTTATCATATCTTAATTTAGACTGGAAACCTGTACCTATTATACCAAAGTTTGTTGATATAGTTGTTAATGGTATATCAGAAAGAACATTTGATATAAAAGCTTACTCTCAAGATCCTTACGGAATGAGTAAAAGAACTAAATACATGGAATCTATAATAAGAGACATGGAAACTAAAGAGCTTTCTGATTTTGCAATGGAAGCTTTTGGTGTTAGTTTATTTGAAAATCCACCAGAAAAACTACCTGATTCTCAAGAAGAATTAGATTTGCATATGCAGCTTAGTTATAAGCAAGGTGTTGAGCTAGCTGAAGAACAAGCTATAAACGTTTTATTAAAAGGTAATAGATACGATTTAACTAGACGTAGAGTTAACTATGATTTAACAACTCTAGGTATTGGTGCTGTAAAAAATACGTTTACAACTGCTGAAGGTGTTAAAGTAGAATATGTTGATCCTGCTAATTTAGTTTATTCTTATACAGAAGATCCAAACTTTCAAGATATTTATTATATAGGTGAGGTAAAAACAATACCTATAAATGAACTTAAAAAAGAGTTTCCAAATCTAAGTGATGAAGATTTAAAGTCTATTGAAGCTCAAGCAATACACTCTGATGGATATTCTAATACAAGATATTCTTCAAACTATTACAACGATAGAAATCAAATACAAGTTTTATATTTTAATTATAAAACTTATATGAATGAAGTTTATAAAGTAAAAGAAACAGCTACAGGTGCAGAAAAAATAATATTAAGAGATGATACTTTTGATCCACCTATAAATGAAATGACTGGTAATTTTGGTAAAATATCAAGATCACTAGAGGTTTTATATGAAGGTGTTTTAATATTAGGTACAGACATATTATTGAGATGGGAGCTTGCTAAAAATATGATGAGACCAAAGAGTGATTATAGTAAAGTTAAAATGAACTACGCTATATGTGCTCCAAGAATGTACAGAGGCCGTATTGATTCATTAGTAAAGCGTATTACTGGTTTTGCTGATATGATTCAAATAACGCATTTAAAACTACAACAAGTAATGTCAAGAATGGTGCCAGATGGTATTTATCTTGATGCAGATGGTCTTGCTGAGATAGATTTAGGCAACGGAACTAATTATAATCCACAAGAAGCTTTAAATATGTTCTTTCAGACGGGATCTATTATAGGTAGATCTTTCACCTCTGAAGGCGATATGAATCCTGGTAAAGTTCCAATACAAGAAATAGCTAGTGGTAATGGTGGTGGCAAACTACAAAGTTTAATAGGTAATTACAACTATTATTTGCAAATGATAAGAGATGTAACCGGATTAAATGAAGCAAGAGATGGTAGTACTCCAGACAGTAGAGCTTTAGTTGGTGTACAAAAACTAGCAGCTGCAAATAGTAACACAGCTACTAGACACATATTAAACTCAGGTATTACAATAACACAAGAACTTGCTGAAGGATTATCATTAAGAATATCTGATATACTAGAGTTTTCACCTGCTAAAGAAGCTTTTATACAAAAAATAGGTAATCACAATGTAGGTATACTTGAAGATATTAAAGATTTATACTTACATGATTTTGGTATTTTCATAGAGTTAACACCTGATGAAGAAGAAAAAGCTATACTTGAAAACAATATACAAGCGGCTGTGTCAGGTGGGTTAATAGATTTAGAAGATGCTATTGATCTTAGAGAGATATCTAATATAAAACTTGCTAATCAATTACTTAAATTAAGACGTAAGAAAAAGCAAGAAAGAGATCAACAAATACAGCAGGAAAATATTAAAGCTCAAGCGGAAGCTAATGCACAAGCTCAACAAGTTGCTGCTCAAGCTGAAGTTGAAAAACAACAAGCTTTAATGCAAATGAATACTCAAATGGAGCAAGTGAAAGCTCAGTTAAAAAATCAAAGTCTAGAAAAAGAAGCTTTATTGAAAAAAGAACTAATGTCTCTAGAGTTTGAGTTTAACATGCAACTAAAAGGCATGGAAGTTGAAGGAGCTAAAAGCAAAGAAGCTTATAAAGAAGATAGAAAAGACGATAGAACAAAAATACAAGCAACTCAAGCAAGTGAGTTAATTGAACAAAGAAAAAAAGACTCTGGTCCCAAAAATTTCGAATCATCTGGAAACGATATTATGGGCGGAGGATTTGGATTAGGTTCGTTTGAACCAAAATAACTAATTTTATAATATTATATTATGGCTAAAGAAGAAAAAGTAGTCGAAGAAGTAGTAGAAAAAGTTGAAGAAACTCAACCTATTGCTGAAGAGACAAAAAAAGGTGATGATCTAGTACCTGAGGTAACCGTTAGTGAAGATGGTGTACCTAAAGTAGATTTTACAAACTTAGTACCAAAGAAAGAGAAAGATGCCGATACAAAGCAAGAAACAACAGACGTGGCTACAGATAAACAAGCCGACTCTGTACAAAAAGTGGAAGAAGAAATACCACAACAACAAAGCTCCGTTCAAAATGAAGAGCCAGTTGTTCTTGAAGAAATAACAGAAGAAGAGGTACAAGATAAAGCAGATGATTTAGCAGAAGAAGTTGAACAAGCTTTAGACAACGAAGAAAAAGGTGTCGATTTACCTGAAAACATACAAAAAGTTGTAGACTTTGTAAATGAAACAGGTGGTAGTTTAGAAGATTACGTAAGACTTAATCAAGACGTAGATGCTTTAAACGAAGAACAATTATTGGTTGAGTATTACCAAAATACAAGACCACATCTTGATCCTTCAGAAATTAATTTTCTTATTGAAGATAAATTTTCAATTGACGAAGATACTGAAGATGAAAGAGATATTAAAAGAAAAAAATTAGCTAGAAAAGAAGAATTAGCAAATGCTAAAAATCATTTAAATAGCTTGAAAACAAAATACTATGAAGAAATTAAAGGCGGCTCAAGATTAAGTTCTGAACAACAAAAGGCTGTTGATTTCTTTAATAGATATAACAAAGACAAAGAGGTTGTTGAAAAACAAACTCAAACTTTCAACAATAAAACTAACCAGGTTTTCAATGACAGCTTCAAAGGTTTTGAATACAAGGTCGGGGACAAAAGGTTTAGGTTTAATGTGAAAAACCCGAATGAGGTAAAAGAAAGTCAAAGCAACATTAATAATTTTGTTAAGAAGTTTCTTAATAAAAGTAATGAAATGGAAGACGCTGCTGGCTATCATAAATCCTTATTCACTGCGATGAATCCTGATGCAATCGCCAATCATTTTTACGAGCAGGGAAAAGCTGATGCTATGAAGCAAAGTGTTGCTAATACAAAAAATATCAGTATGGACCCTAGAAAGACTCAAAGCAACGCGCCTCAACAAGGTGTAACGTATAAGTCTGTAGATGCTGATGGGCAGGTTGTTAAGTGGGGATTTAAAAAACGAAAATAAATTTAAACTTAAAAATTATTAATTATGGCTTTAGCTGGAACTGGCGCGGAATTACAACACGTAGTACCACGCCCAAACAAACTTGCATATGACAATAACTATTTGTCAATTGCAGATAATGATTTCAACTTTGCTAAGCAGTTTTTACCAGAAGTTTATGAGAAAGAAGTAGAAAGATACGGTAATCGTACTATCTCTGGTTTCTTAAGAATGGTAGGAGCTGAAATGCCTATGGCTTCTGACGAAGTCGTATGGTCTGAGCAAGGTAGAATTCACGTAGCTTCTGACAATGCAACTATTGCAAATGTTGGAGCTGGACAAGATAGAATTACTTTAGTAAACGACCCTGGAAGTGCAGGAGCAACTGACCAAGTATTTATGGCTGCTTCTGAACAAATCAAATTGTATTCTGAAGGTGATACAGTTGTTATTTCTCAAGGAAATAGAACTGTAAAAGCAAGAATATCTGGATTTGGTGGAGGTGGAGTTACATTTGATGTAGCTGCTTATGGATATGATAAAATCGTAGGTGCTGGTGGAAACGACGCAGGATTTAGTGCTGCTGGCGTTAAACTATTCATCTTTGGTTCTGAATATGCAAAAGGTACTGACAATGACAAGCAAAACTCTGTAGACGCTCCTTTCAGAAAGTTCACTAACAAACCAATCATTTTAAAAGGTAAATATCAGGTTAATGGATCTGATACTGCTCAAATTGGTTGGGTTGAAGTAGCTACTGAGTCTGGTGCATCTGGTTACCTATGGTATTTAAAATCTGAGTCTGAAACAAGAATTAGATTTGAGGATAAATTAGAAATGGCAATGATTGAAGCTGAAAAAGCTGTTGCTGCTTCTGGTTTAGCTGGTAGTTCAACTACAGGTTCTGAAGGTTTATTTGCTGCTATCGAATCAAGAGGATTAGTTTATAATGATCAAAACTTTGGAAATGCTGTTGCTGATCAAGGTATCGACGAGTTCGATAATATCTTACAAGAGCTTGATAAGCAGGGTGCAATCGAAGAAAACATGATGTTTTTAGATAGAGCTACTGCTCTTTCAATTGACAAAATGTTAGCTAACCAAAATTCTTACGGAGAAGGTGGTACATCTTATGGTGTATTTGACAACTCTGAGGATATGGCGCTTAACTTAGGTTTCTCTGGTTTCCGAAGAGGTTCTTATGACTTCTACAAATCTGATTGGAAGTATCTTAACGATTCTACAACAAGAGGATTAATTGCTGACATAGAAGGTGTTATGGTACCTGCTGGTACAAGCACTGTATACGATCAAAGTTTAGGTAGAAATATTTCAAGACCTTTCTTACACGTACGTTATAGAGCTTCTGAAGCTGATGACAGACGTATGAAGTCTTGGATTACTGGATCTGTTGGTGGTAACTATACTTCAGCATTAGACGTAATGACTGTAAACTTCTTATCAGAAAGATGTTTATGTGTACAAGCGGCTAACAACTTTGTATTATTGAAAAACTCATAATACATATTAATTAAAGGTACGGGCGTCAAAAAGCTTTGCTCAAGGGACGCCCGGCAACCTTTATTTTTAAATTATTTAATTATATTATATCATGGAAAAAACAAAAAAACAAAAATTTCCAGGAGTACCTGAAGGTACTAACTGGGAAATAAAAGATAGATTATACGAATTATCAGGTAGACACAAACCACTTGTTTATTCTGTATTATCAAAGCATAGTTCGAGAAGACCTTTATTATGGTTTGATGAAAAATTAGGTTACAATAGAGAACTTAGATATGCTACAAATATGGCTTCACCATTTAAAGACGAACAAAAAGGTGATGCTACTTTAGGAAGAATAATTTTTAGAAATGGAAAATTATTTGTTGATAAAAAAGATCAATGTTTGCAAAAACTTATGTCTTTATATCACCCAATGCTAAATGAGACATATACGGAATACAGCGCTGTAGAAGAAGCTGTAGATGATTTAGCTTATTTAGAATATGAATTACAAGCTTTAAACTTAGCTAGATCTTTAGATATTGAAGATTGTGAAGCTATATTAAGAGCTGAAATTGGCAGTGAAGTTAACAACTTAACTAGTAAAGAAGTTAAAAGAGATGTTTTCTTAATGGCTAAAAGAAATCCTAGTTTATTTTTGCAGCTAGCAAATGATGAAAATGTAGAACTTAGAAACTTTGGAGCAAAATGCGTAGAAGCTAATTTATTACTTTTAAGTAGCGATCAAAGATATTTTACTTTCCCAAATAAAAAGAAAGTATGTACAGTTCCTTACGATGAACATCCTTATAATGCTCTAGCAGCTTTCTTCAAAACAGATGAAGGTATGGAGATTTATAAAAGTTTAGCAAAAAAACTATAAATAAAAAAGCAGCCGTCTAACGGCGGCTGCATTTATTAAAATGAAAAAACAAAAAGGTTTAGGTGATACTGTTGAAGCTATTACCAAAGCAACTGGTATAAAAAAAGTTGTTGAAAAAATTAGCAAAGCTACAGGTAAAGACTGTGGTTGCGACAAAAGAAAAGAATATTTAAATAAAAAATTCCCTTATTAATTATGGCTGTAAGTGTAGATACCGTTTATCAAACTGTTTTGAGTACGTTAAATAAAGAACAGCGTGGATATGTTACACCTCAAGAGTTTAACTTATTTGCAGAACAAGCACAACTAGATATATTTGAGCAGTATTTTTATGATATAAATCAGTTCGGTAGATTACACGGAAACAACACGGAATACTCAGACATGCTAAATATACTTGAAGAAAAGCTAAGTATATTTGAGCAGTTTAATCAAGATGTCAATATGGGTAATGGTGGTGTAGGTACATTACCAGCTAACTATAGATTAGGCGATTTAATGTATAAGCAAAACGCTGATCGTCCTTACGTTACCATTGAGCACATAAATAAAGGTAACTTAAGAAAAATACAATCTTCACCTTTAACAGAACCCAACTTAATTAGACCTGTTTATATTAAAACATCAGAGACACAAATACAAGTATATCCAATAACTATAACATCTGGAGTTACTTGTAACTTAGTATCTAAGCCTGTTGCTCCAAACTGGGGTTATGTAATGGTTTATGGTGAAGCTTTATACAATGCTCCTACGAGTGTTGATTTTCAATTACATCAATCAGAAGAAATAGCATTAGTAGAAAAAATACTAGAGTTTGCAGGACTATCAACAAAAGAGGTTCAAACTTATCAAATTGCAAACCAAGAAGAAATACAAACAATACAACAAGAAAAATCATAAGATATGCCATTATTTCAAGGAACACAACAAGGTTATTACAGCCAAACACAAGGCTTTACTGGTTTAGGTGCTGGCAATCTTACATATGGGCCAGTTACTACGGCTTTTTTTCCCACAAGACCTACACAACAATCACAAATTAGAGTTTTTATAAATGGTATAGAGGTAAATAAAAACAGTTATTCTTATAACGGTACTAATCCAAGCGATACAACTGTTGATAATAGTTACAATATAGTGTTTAATAATAACAACCCAAACACAGATATACAAGCAGCTGACGGCTCGCCTTTATCTGGTTTACCTATATTGTTTCAAGAAATACTACCTACAGAAGAATATGGTAATTATCAATATGTTTCGCTAGAAGACATTATAAATAACTTTATAATATCGTACGTAGGTGAAGATAAAATAATAAGCAAGATAAGAAGAACAGATGTTGCTTTTCATGCTCAAAGAGGTTTAGCAGAATTAAGTTATGATACGTTAAGATCTTTTAAATCTCAAGAAATAGAAATACCACCATCATTAACTATGAAGCTACCTCATGACTATGTTAATTATGTTAAGATTTGTTATGTAGATAATGACGGTATTGAAAGAATACTAATGCCTTCAAGAAAAACAAGTAATCCAGAAGCTTTAATACAAGACAGTAGTTATAATTACACATTTGACAGCGATGGTACTTTGTTGACAGCTTATGACTCTGAGACTTGGGATAAATTTAGAAACGCTTCAAATAGAAACGCTACTAATGATGACACGTTAGACGAGTTTGAAAGATATAGAGGTGTTGAAGGTAGAAGATACGGTTTAAATCCAGAATTTGCTAATAGAAATGGTGTATATTTTATAGATAATTTAAGAGGAAAAATATACTTTGATTCTACGTTATCTGGCAAAATAGTTACATTGAAATATATTAGTGACTCGCTAGCTACAGATAATGAAATGCTTGTACATAAGTTTGCTGAAGAAGCTTTATACAAACATATTGCTTTAGCAATTTTATCTACAAGAGCGAATACGCAAGAGTATTTAATAGCTAGATTTAAAAAAGAAAAATTTGCTGCTACAAGACTAGCTAAAATAAGATTATCAAATTTAAAATCTGAAGAACTTGCTCAGGTAATGAGAGGTAAATCAAAAATAATAAAACACTAATACATGCCAGAATTTATTCATAATTTCACTCAAGGCAAGATGGAAAAAGATCTTGACGAGAGAATGGTTCCTAATGGTCGTTATCGTGACGCTTTAAATGTTACAGTTTCAACTTCAGAAGCTAGTAATGTAGGTGCTTTGCAGAATTTAAAAGGTAATACTGAAAGAAGAGGCAATAGAGGTAGATCAATGGAGTGGCAAGATTCTAATTATATAACTGGTTATAGTAATCCAGTTTGTATAGGATCTATAAGAAATGAGCCAACTGAAAAACTATATTGGTTTATTGCTAGTGATGAAGCTAGTGCTATAGCTGAATATAATACAGTAGACGGCTCTGTTTCGCCTATATTAGTAGACACAAAAGGAATATTAGGATTTACAGCAAGCCAACATATAACAGGTATAAATATAGTTGATGATTTGTTATTTTGGACAGATAACAAAAAAGAACCTAAAAAAATAAACATAAAAAAATTTAAAGAAGGTACTAATTCAACAACTTTTAATATACATACTAAAATACCTACTTATAACTATAGTGATAATACTTGGTCTTATAATTCTTCTGGACCAGACTTTACAGAAGCAGACATTACTGTTATAAAAAAATCTCCTTTAACACAACCAAAAGTTGATATATCTACATCGTTAAGATCTGATACTGGTCAATTTGTTCCTGGAACAGGTGTTTCACCTTTATCTTGTGTTTTTAATTTTGTTGGTAATTTTCCAAATAACGGTGATACATATCAAAACTTCACTTATATTAGCCGACCGGCTACAACTTATTTAGCTGACCAATTCAGACCACTTCCAACATATGGAGAATGGTTAGAAGATTCTTTATCAGATTCACCAGAGTTTCCAGCAAACATGGAAACAGTTACTATTCAATTAAACCAAGCTCCTACAGGTTGGCAGCAAGGAGATATTATAGTTTTAACAGGTAGTGACGTTAACGATAATAATAACACTGAAGAATACTCAATAAGAATAGAGCTTACTCAAAACCCTAATGGTCAGCTAGCAACTGGTAGAATATTAGGTATACCATCTTTAATATCTAGAATTAATGACTCAGAAGGTAATCCAATTTTAATATCTTGGGAGGCTTTGTTAGAAGAAAAAGACCCTATGTTTGAGTTTGAGTTTCCAAGATTTGCATATAGATGGAAATACGAAAACGGTGAATATTCTTGTTTTTCTCCTTTTACTGAAGCTGTTTTTGAAGGTGATGACTTTGAATATCTATCATCTGATGGTTACAACCTAGGAATGCAAAACCATATTAGAGAAATAATAATAAAAGACTGGAGTTGGGGTAGTCAAGAAGTTATAGAGCTAGATATTTTACTAAAAAAATCTAGATCAAACAATATATACATAGTAGATACTATAAAAGATAAAAGCGTAACATCTTTTAAAATAAAAACAGAATTAATAGGTAAAGTTGTAGAGTCTAATCAATTGTTAAGACCTTTTGATAATGTACCTAGAAAAGCGTTAGCTCAAGAAATATCTGCAAATAGGTTAATATACGCTAACTATGTTCAAAATTTTAATGTAGTTAAACCTAAATTAACTTTAACTTGTAACAGTACAGTACACCCAGGTAATGATCCAGCTATAGAACAAGCTGACAATCCTAATATAGTTAGACCTTTCCCGTCAATAAAAACTATAAGAAACTATCAACTTGGTATTGCTTTTCAAGATGCTTACGGCAGGCAAACACCTGTCTTCACTGGTCCAGATACATCTACATTAAAACTAGATAAATCAAGAGCTCAAGAGATTAATAAGTTTGTTGCTAAAATGGATCCAATACAAAATATACCTAGTTGGATTACTCATGCTAAATATTTTATTAAAGATATTTCTAATGAATATTATAATTTAGCATTAGATAGGTTTTATTACGCTGAAGATGGTAATGTTTGGCTTAGCTTCCCTTCTTCAGAAAGAAACAAAGTTGATTTAGAAACTTATTTAATACTTAAAAAACAACACAATAATAACAATCCTTCATCTGGTCCTTGTAGGTATAAAATACTTGATATACAAAGTAAAGCGCCTGATTTCATAGCTAACTCTAAAAAATGTTTTGCTGTAGAGTATGATTGTAAAGTTGTTTCTGGTTTTCAAGAAGATATTTCAGAGCTTAATTTTAAAGGACCTGATCCAGATCAAAACTCTAGTTTTAGAAACGGTTTTAATGGTGATGTTTCAATATCTATACAAGTAGGTGGTAATAAAACGGATTTAATAGGAGTTGAAAGCGGTGGCCCAGTTGATCAAAGCGACGGATATAAAGTTCAACTAGACACAAAATTAGGAAGCTCAGCTGCGTTTATGGGTTCTACTGGTTTAGCTGCTGATACACCTGTTACTATAAAGTTATTTAAAGAAACACCAAACAAACTACCAGAGTTTGAAGGTAGATTTTTTGTAAAAATAAATAGAGATACTGATTTTGAAACAAATATAGCTAAACCATTTTTAGAATTAACAAGAGAATATTCAACAGTAGGTCAAGTTTTTAAAGGTCAAAGAAGTGGACTACGTGTTCAAGCTGGTAGTAGAATTTCTTGTAATAATCACGAAAAAGGTTTTTACTGGACAGATCGTGGTGAAGGTAGTGGAACTAATTGTGGTACGACTGGGTGTAGAAGTAGATATAGATTAAAAACACCTTATGACGGCGTTGGAGATAAAGCAGACCACAGAGAGTGGGATCAATCACCACCAAACAGCGATCCAAATGTTACAGAAAGAAATGTTTTTAGTGCTCCATTTACAGGCGGTAGATTTGTTAGCATGGTTTTTGCTGGAAGTGACAACTTCCTTGAGTCTACATTTACAAGTAACATAAACTACAGATACGTTGGTAGTCCAATGACTTCAATAGTTGAAGGTAAAAGCATTAGAATAGTTGGTGAATCTGGAACTGCTAATGACGGTAAAGTTTCTAAAGAATATAAAGTAAAAGCACATTATAGATTTACTTCTTATAGAGGTAAAAAAGGTGGTCTTAATGTAAACTGTGATGTTAGTAGTCAATCTGGTGCTGGTGGAAACAAAAGATGTGTTTTAGTTTTAGAACTAGAAGAAGAGTTAGAAGAAAGCTGGATTGGTAATGGTACAATTTCTGATTTAGAAAATTTAGCAGGTATAGAACTTAGAGAAGAAAGCATATCAGATAATAACTCTATTTTGTCTTCTACAAATCCAGCTATATTTGAAACAGAACCAAAAGAAGCTGTTGATATTGACATATATTACGAAGCAAGCGACGCTTTTCCAATAAGTGAATTAAACAGTGGAACACCTAAAGTTTTAGATAAATATTTTAATTGTTACTCATTTGGTAATGCTGTAGAATCAGATAGAATTAGAGATGATTTTAACGCGCCTAGAATAGGCAAGGGTGTTAAAGTTTCTAGTGTATTTGAAGGACCTTATGCTGAAGAAAGAAGAGGTAGCGGTTTAATATTTTCTGGTATATATAATTCTTTAACAGGTATAAATAGAACTAATCAATTTATACAAGCAGAACCAATAACAAAAGATTTAAACCCAGAATATGGTAGTATTCAAAAGCTGCATTCTAGGAACACTAATTTAGTTACATTATGTGAAGATAAGTGTTTAAGTATATTAGCTAATAAGGATGCTCTATTTAATGCAGACGGCAATGTTAATGTAACTTCAAACAAAGCTGTATTAGGTCAAGCTGTTCCTTACGCAGGTGAGTTTGGTATAAGTACTAACCCAGAGTCATTTGCTGATTATGGTTTTAGAAGTTATTTTGCTGATAAAAATAGAGGCACAGTTATAAGATTATCACAAGATGGTATTACTGAAATAGCTTTAAAAGGTATGGGTGACTTTTTCTCTGATAATCTACCAGTTTGTAAAAAAATTATAGGTAGTTATAATGATGACAAAGAATCATATAACTTAACGCTAGACGCGCTTACTCAAGAGTGGCAAGATAAATTATCTAAAACTCCTAGAGATAAAACTAATTGTGAAGTAAATAATGATGAGTCAGATGATATAGAAACAACAACGGTATCATTTAAAGAAACTGTAGATGGCTGGACAAGTAGAAAGTCATATTATTCTAAAGTAGATAATAGAGTTTATCCGTTAGAAAGTGGCGTATCTTTAAACGATAAATATTACACATTTAATAGAGGATTAATATGGGAGCATGCTTCTAATAATTTATATAGTAATTTTTACGGAACACAATACGACTGCTCTGTAAACGTAATTATAAATGATGTTAACGAGTCTATAAAAGGTTTTAAAACTTTAAATTATTCTGGTACAGCTTCAAGATCTTACAAGTATGGAACAAGCACTGGGCTAAGTAATTTAAGTATAGCTCAGGTTGTTGATCAACAAATATCACCAAGTATTATAAACAGTGAGACTAGCACGCCTGGATGGTATACTAATTGGATTAACACTGACATGGAAGAAGGTCAAATAAAAGAATTTGTTAAAAAAGAAAACAAATATTTTAATAAAATAAAAGGTTTAAAAACTTTTTACAACAATAATTGTGATAATAATGTTGATTCTTCTGCTTTCCCAACACAAGGTATAGGTAACGCAACTATTAGCGGTGGAACTCCTACATCTTTTAGTGTTACAGTAAGAGTTGATCCTGATTGTTCTACTAGTGGTACGTCTGTGCCAGATACATCTTCTAATCTTTGGTATCTTTGGGGTTGTAAAGAAGAGTTTAGAGATATTAGATTAGATACAACACCTCAAGATGTTAAATGTATTATTGAAAGCTTTTATAGTAACTTTAATAGCGCTAACTATCCTCAAATAAATATAACAGGTTTACCTTTTACATACGATAGTGCATCAGGAATAAATGTTAATAGTTATGTTTATGAAGATATTGATCCTTTTGCTCAATTAACACCACAACAAAACGGTGCTTATCTTTACATAGGTGATACAGGAACTCCAGACCACGCTTCATTAGATCCTAATAATGCCGCTACTGTGCCTGACTCTTACTTTGTTGTTATAATAGAAGATGGTAAAATAATAACTAAAGTACAATATAATACTTTAGCTGCTTGTACCGCTTCGTCAACACCTGAAATAGGCTTTAGAGTTTTAACTGGTCTTAAATGTAGAACTGGATCTCCAACAATAGACATAACAACAGCTTATTCTTCTTTAGCTCAATCAGCTAGGCCTCAAGCGGCTAAATGTGGTATAAGAGATTTTATATTTGTACCTGCAGGCGGTATTGGTACAGTTGACACATTTACTGTTAGTAAAGTATATAAGTATTTTTCTTCTGCTGGTATAGCCGTAGGAACTCAATTATATAACGAAGATGATACTGCTTTAAGCGCGAGTGATGATGGTATATTTATGTGGAACTCAAATCACACTAACATATTAGGTCCAGACGCTAATCAATGGGGATTCAATATTACTGCTCTAGCAACTAATGAACATTGGGTTAATCACCCTGACAACTATAAGTTTGTTGTTTTTGAAAATGGAATTATAACTTCAATAATAAATACAAATACTTTAAATAATTGTACATAATATGCCTTTAAGTAATTATACAGTAACATCCGTAGTATATAACGCAACAGCGGGGTCGAATGTTTACGCATCGCATCCAACAGCTGTTTTGACTATAACACCTAATGAGGGCTACGAGATTAACGCTTTGAATTTTAGTTGGACAAATACAAGTTTAAACTATATTGATACTGTTGTTTTTACTCAAAGCGGTGAAAATGTTTTATGTACTGTTACATTTGACAATCCTTTTACGATGCCTGCAAGTGACGTAGATCTTGCTTTATGTATATCTGGTAGCGCAACTATTACGCAAATGTGCTGTGATATAGGTTTATCAGTAGAAGGTGGTAGTACTAATTATAACGTTCAAGCTGATAGTCCTATACCAGAGAATACAGGTATAACTGTTTGTGGTCAAGAAGGTGATCAAGTAGTATTGTTTGAAAGAACGTATGAAGCGGCTAGCGGATATTATTTTTTAACAAACGCTGTACCTAGTGTTACTATATTGTCTGGAGATCAAGATCAATACGATATAAGTTCAGAGAACACGTTAACAGACGGTAAAATAACTAGGGTAAAAGTAAAAATTAAATATACATTTAAAGATAGCTGTGGAGTTAATGATAAAATAAGAATAAAACTGCTTGCGCCAGCACAAATAAATATACCAAGACAATTTATAACTAACTACACTTTAGATACATCTGATGCTGCCGGAACTGGTGATCAAAGAACAATTAGAGTTTTTGGAACTCCAGGCGCTACATTTCAAGTTTCTTCTAATAATGGTCAAATACTTTCACTACCAAATGAAACCACCGAAGGAGATTCTACAACATATACCATAACGCCTACACAAACAATACCAAGTGAAGGTTTTGTAGATGTAGATATAAGTATACCAGCTTCTGGAACTCCAGCTCAATATTGTTTTACTATTACAGGTGATTTAATTGATCCTTTCCCTCAAATAAACCCTGTTTGTATAAATCAATTTGCTAAAGTTGCTTTAACATTTAACACAACAGGTGCTAATTTAACCATAGTATCAACAACTTTAAATGGAAATGAAATGCCTTCTAGTACTATAACAAGATCTAGAAATGCAAATACAGCTCCTGAGTTTGGTTCTTTCTTTTATAAAAATGTTATAGTTTATAAAATACAAGCTACAGCTAATCAACCTTTAACTCTTGTTAGCGATCCAACTCCTTCTTGGACAAACTTAGATGAACCTTTTTCTAGTGTTACGGAAGAGGTTATAAATTCACCAAATTTATCTTTAAGCGACGCTACTGGTATAACTACAGGCATGAGAATGACTGGTACTAATGTTACATTGAATAGTGCTGTTCCTTCTGTTTGTACTGTCTCTTCTATAAATAGTAACAATATAGTTGTTGATCCAGCTCAAGCTAACATACCTTTTGACGTTTTTAACCCTAATAATGCTGTAATCTTAACATTTAGTAATAGAAAAGGTAGTATATTAGAATTACCAGCTACTGCTGTTTTAGACACTAACACTCAGGAAGTTACACTTACAATAAATGGATCTATAGAGAGATATGGTGATTCTAATCAAACTTTTACACTTGATTTAACATCATTGATAACAGTAGGTAGCGCTAATCCGTGTAAGCAGTTTAATGTAACTGTTGGAACAGGTGGTGGTTTATTAGCTTATTATGACTGTATAACAGGTAATAAAAGAGAATTAACTGTGTTTAAAGGACAAGCTGACTTTAATATATGTGCGCTTACTACGCCAGCGCCTACAACTACAGGCACTATGACTGTCGCTGCCCATGGTAGTAATACGTGTGCCGCTGGAGGTCCTTCAAATCAAGGTACTTGTACCACTTGGACAATAACTTATAATCCAGCTGCGCCTAGAGGTAAATCAGTAACTGTAACATATATAGATTGTATAACGCTAGCTGAAGCAACTATAAGCGTAGGATTAGGTTCTACAGTAACACAATGTGCTACAAGACAAATACCAGTAAGCTCTAATCCAGGTGATGGTGGAGCAACAATAACACTAACTAATTTAAATTGTTCACCTTAATATGGAAACACAAGCAATAACATTAACATTCGCATACTTACTAAATGTATCTTTGCAGATAGGTGATACACTATATTATTTAGCTTCAAACGAAGAAATAGTTGAAATAGGTGAAGTTACAAATATAACTGTAACATTTGCTAACCCAGCAACAAACACCACTGCTCAAACAGTTGTAGTTGCTCAAATACCTATAAATGTAACACCACCAACAAACTCTAGTTATATATTTTTTACAAAAGATGCGCAAGGTAATACATCAAATTTAAAAGGTTATTATGCTGAGGCACAATTTAGAAATAATGATACTAAAGAGTGTGAACTGTTTTCTGTAGGATCAGAAATATTTGAAAGTAGTAAATAACATGTAATTATTATAAGATAAACACTAAATAAAATGGCACAAGGACTATATAAAAAATCACCCGTAAAACAAATACCAGGAGCGTCATTAGCACAAGCGGCCGGAGGGCTCGTTGGAATTGCTGGTGGTATTATTGGTGGTGGCAAAAGAAGAAGAGAGCAAAGAAGAGCTCAAAGAGAAATGAATAGAAATAAAGCTAGATTTGAAAGTTTAGATACATCAAATTTAGCTGCAAACTTAGACAACGCTTACGAAGACTTAACAGTAAACCAAGGAGCTGCAAATTTTGCTAGAGAACAAGCTCAGCAAAGTCAAGCTAATATTATGAGTAATATGGCTGGCGCGGCAGGTGGATCTGGTATTGCGGCTATGGCTCAGGCTTTAGCTGGTTCTGCAAATCAACAAGCGCAACAAGCATCCGCTGACATTGCTAGACAAGAATCTGCTAACCAAATGAGAGCAGCACAAGGTAGAATGAGTATACAAAACGCTGAATTAGCTGGTGCTCAAGAAGCTAGAGCTTTAGAAAAAGATAAAGTAAGCACTTTATTAGGTATGTCGCAGCAAAGATTAGGAGCGGCAAATGCAGCAAGAGCACAAGCAACTCAAAGTATAATGGGTGGTATAGGTAGTATAGCTGGTGCTGTTGGAGATACTATAGATGCTAATCAACTTTAAATCAATAAAACTATGGATAATTCACCAATAAAACAAAACGCGTCATTAATACAAGGCGCAGGTACAGCGGCTGGTGGCAGAACAGGTGGTTTTGTTGATGTTAGTGGTGCTTTTATGAGAGGAGCAACACAGCCTATGACGCAGCTTCAGATGATGAACATGCGAAGAAAAATGTATGACAGAAGGCGAAATGAAATAGAGCTAAAGAATTATGTTAATAGTTTAGAAGATATAGATTTAGCAAAAGTAGAAGATTCTATGCGAGATGAAGTTAGTTCTTTTTTAATTCAAAATAGAAATAGATACGCTGAAGCAGCAAAAATAGCATCAAGAACAGATGCCGACAATCCTGAATATATGGAAGCTGTAAGAGAGATGAATAAAATAAAATCTTCTTTTAAAAACCTTAGTAATAATTTAGATACATTTAAAAAGAATAGAGAGCAGTTTTATGAAGATGTAAAAAATAATTCTATAAGTGATGCTTCAAATGTTGACGCTTTAAATGCTTTGTATAAAAATAATGATTACGATATAGTAATAGATCCTTTTGGTAGTTTTAGTATATTTACAGAAGGTGAATATGTACCTTTATCAGATTTTACAGAAGATACTGATTATAATTATCATTTAAAAAATTCAGAAGGCTTTAACGCTATAATGGACTTGACTAATAAAGTTCATAAAGCTGGTGTTAAATTAGAAGGCGGTGCTAGAGATATTGTTAGTAGAAATTTAAGTGTTTTATTTAACAACATGGGCCAAGAAGATTTAATGTCTATGGTCTATGATAATATGTTAGATTCTAAAATACCTATAATAGATAGAGATGATTTTAACGATGATTTATTGTCTATTGAAAACGAAGATCAATTAAGAACATATCTACACGATGTTTTTTTAGAAGGGCTAGAAGCTGTTGGTGAATCATCGTTTAACACTAATAGCGTATCTTCAAAAAAGAAAAAACGTAGAAGCTCAGGCGGGGGCGGTAGTAATTTCAATAAATATAAAGGAAAAAATCCAGAACAAATTAGAGGTCTTTTAACAGGTGGCGCAATTACACCTGAAGAAGCACAGCAATTATTAAATTTTTACAATAACAAAGATAATGAAAACGAAAGTGTTATTGAATTAGAAGTAGACGAAAACGGTAATCCTATAGACACAGAATTTCAAGACAACGACGAAGCTAATGCTTCTGTTGTAAACTCAGGTGTATCATTTAGCGGTGATGTTGATAGATCTAGTTTAAATAGAATAACTGTAGCTGGTTCGTCTGGTAGCAATAGAGCAAATATATTAAGAGATGGTAAAGCTATAACTTCTAAGAAAAGCGGTATTACAGTGACTGGTGTAAGAGCTCAAGGTAATGATGTTGTAGTTGATGCTAAGTTTCTTGGTATGAGTAAAACTGGAGATTTAGGTAGATTTAAGAAAAGCGGTAATGGCTTTAAGTTTGCTCCAGGTTCAGATTACGCGCAATTAAATAAATCGCCTCAAGATAAAAGAGATTTTGATAATTTTGTTAGAGCGGTAGAAAGCGATCCAAGATTTGCTGCTGAAGTTTTAAAAGCTGTAAGAGGTACAAATGATTTTAAAGCCGCTACTTACGGATAAAATATAATTAATATGCCAAACAAAAAATATAAAGTTTTAATCGACGGTAATGAAAAAACATTTAGCGTTGGTGATAGTAAGTATAATGATTTTATACAAAAATATCCTAATGCTCAACCAGTAAGTAGTGATCCAATAGGAGATATACTTAGTAATGCAAATTTTCAAAACGATCCTGCGAATGCAGAGACCAACGTAGGATCGGGTTTACCATCGGGTCTCATTTCTTTGGATATAGCAAGGACACAAAAGCAAAGAAAAAATAACGCAGCATCAAACGAAGCAAATCGAATAAATTTCGACAAGATGTTTGAGATAAAAGAAGATAGGTTTGGCAACAAGATCCAAGATAGATTAACAACATCTACTTTTGTTGATAAAAGAAAGTTTGATAAAGGCTTCTTTGCAAATAAAGATGTTTTTGTTCCTTATAAATACGCGGCTTCTCAAGATGTAGTAAATTATCTTTCGTTAGAAACAGATATGAACGTTGACGATTATTTAGAGCTTGATGATCCACAAAAAAGAGAATTAGAATCTAAAGCTCTTAGATACTGGGATTATAACGACTTGCAAATAAATGAAATAAACAAAGACAAAGAAAAGAAAGTTAATTTTTTAATGGAAAACCTTTTAGATCCTGAAGAAGAATTAACAATAGAAAATGCGTACGGAAAAAATCCACTTAGCGAGTTGTTTGAAATGGAAGAAACAGAGGGCGTGGCAGCTATGGAAGAACTTTTTTCAAGCACAAATCTTAATTTTGAAGAAGATAAAGCTGGATTTGATGTAGTAAAAGTAACAATACCAGGTGTTGACGACGAGTTGCTTCTTCAATTTGACACTGATGACGCTGCTGAAGACGTATCTCTAGGTGCCTTTAACCCTATAGTTGGCGCTATAGAAAACGCTATGCAAACAGACGAAGACATTGCTAAAAGAAATATACGTAATGTAAATCAATTTAAAAGTTTTTTAGAAAAGCATGCTGATAAAATAGAGGTTAGTAGAAACGCTATTATAACAAGAAAGCAAGCTGTAAATTCTCATAAAAAACTAATTCAACAAGAAGTTGAAAACAACCCTAGCTATCAAGAAGAAATAAAATTAATAGGTGAAAAGTATAATAGAAAAAACCTAGAAGACTCAAACTCTGAAACATCAAAGTTGTTTAATGGTAAAATGGAGGTTATGCCTGTAAACGCTTTAGATGGCACTTATGTACAAGGTGATAACAAAGAATATTTTGTTAAAGGTGTATTAGCAGATAAATACGATAAGACTGTAACTGACTTGCAGGCTTTACCGAAAGAAGAGTTAGAGTCTAAAATGAAAGATTTTAATGTTTCAACAATTGAAGACCTTGCTAAAGTTTTAGTTTTAAATCAAGAAACATTAAGCGAAACAATTCAAGCTAAAGCAAAATACTTTGATATATACATAGGAAGTTTAGATACAGGTTATTTTAGCAATGAAGATGAAAAACTTCAAGGTAAAATATTTGCTAATAACATGATTGCTTCTTTGCAGAATACAAAGCAGGTAAGAGAAGAAATATTACAACAAAACTTTATTGTAGAAGAAGTTGAGTTTAACGCAGCTGTTGGCGAACTAGCTTTACTATATAGTAATCAAGGTTATTTAAGTGAAGAACAAATGGATGTTCTTATAAAAGCGTTTAACAAGCAAGGTGTATTTGTAAATCCTTATGAAAACGAGTTTTACAGTGAAGAAACCATTTCTACAAACGAAGACGGCGAAACAAATAGAGTAACAAAAGTAAGAAATAAATTTGTTGAAGAAAATTTAAAAAGTTTATACGACAAAACATATATTGATAACCAAGCGTATAGGTTTTTGTTTGATGAAAATAATAAAAAACTAGAAAATCTTGCTAAAGAAGGACAAGATATTAATACATATTTAGATGTAGCAGCTAGAAATTATAACTATACAGAAAAAATGCTAACAAACGTTGGTCTTGGTTTTCAAGATATTGTAATGGGTGTTGGTAATTTAGGTTATAATGTTATTACTCTTGGAACTCAAATGGACGAAGAAAGTGCTTTCTCAAGATATTACGAATCAGCACAAAGAAAAAGAGCTAGCTTTCAAAGAGATATAGATTTTAGTTCAAATGAAGGTGGTGCTTTTAGTTCTTTAGAAAACTTTGGCGCATTTGTTATGCAAGAGGCTACTATGCAAGTTCCTATTATAACAACTATAATGGCTACAGGTCCTTATGCTTTATATGTAATAGGTGCTCAGTCTGCTGGTGAAAAACAAATGGACATGACTTATCAAGTTTTAAATGGTAAGTTAGACCCTATGGATTCACATTTAGACATGTGGTTTAGAAGTATAGGTTATGGTGTGGCTGAAGCTGGTTTTGCTTATGTGTCAACTATACCTATTTTAAAGAGAGCACAAAAAACCTGGTTGGCTGGAAGTAAAAATAACTTTCAACTATACAACAACTCTGCTAAAAAATGGTGGAAAGAAAATAGTAAAGGTTTAGCTACTGATTTATTAGCTGAGCCATTATCTGAAATGGGTACTGTAACTGTTCAAAATATGTTAGACGGAAACTTTAACAATATTTTTCAAGGAGTTGACCATGCAGGTTTTAGTGGTTTTGGTTTTAGCTTATTGTTTTCTGGTACTCCGTTTATAAGAGGAGCTTATAACTCTAAGTTCTCTTCTTATGAAAGTACTTCTGAAATAAGAAGTAAAATAGCAGAGATAACAGAACTAAGAAAAAGACTAAACGTTGTTAAAATTCAAAATGAAGGCTCTTCAGTGTACAAGCAGCTTGAAGCAGATATTACTAGAAAACAAAAAGAAGTAAATCAACTTATAAGAAACAACTCTGATCTTATAGAAAATGTTATGGGCTCTTCAGATATACAGACAACCATAGCAATTAGAAATAAACAATTTGAACTTCAAACAGAAGCTAATAATATAATAAACAATAAAGATCTTTCTCCTGAAATGAAAAAGAAACTTATTGCTCCTTTAGAATCTGAGTTTAAAGTTTATGATGGTATATTAAATAATTCTTTATCTAATAGTAATAAAAGAAAACTAAGAACAACATTTTTAAATTTACAAGCAACTGACGATCAAGCTTACAATAACTACATAAATAGGGCTGAGCAATTATTAATATCTGAAAATAATAATGTAAATCCTGATCCTCAAAAAACAATAGATAAAGCATATGAGCTTTTTGTTTACGACAAAGTAAAAGAAAAAAATAATAACACAAGCGCTATAGATATTCAAGAGTTTGAAACTGTTGATGAAGCTACTAATGAAATAAATAAATTAGTAGACAATCAAACATTGACTAGGGAAGAAGGTGATCAAATGATACAGAACATTGAAGAAGGTGCTGATGGTGTTGCTGTTAAAGACACAGACGTAACTATAGCTGTTGTAGAAAACCAAGTTAAAAACGAACAGCTCTATGTAAAAACACATGAAATAGGACATCAAGTTTTTTGGAAAATATTTGGAAACAGTGAAATAGGTTTTAGTGATGTTTCAAATCAGCTTTTAAAATCTATGGAAAAAGCTGACAACAAAATGTATCAAGAACTAATAAAAGACACTAGAATATACAAAGACGGTAATCTTGATCCTAAAGAAGTTATATCTGTATTCTTAGAATATGCAGCTGCAGGTAAGTTAAAAAATAATAAAAAATTAGGAGGTTTATTTGGTGTATTAGTTAATCAAAAATTAAAAGATTTTCATGATTTTGATTTTAGAGGTGCAGATGATATGTATGAATTTTCTGTTGCTTTAGGTAAAAAAATACAAGACGGCACTTTAACTATGGACGATATACAGGCTGCGTCTGAATCAAACTTAGTTGAAAAATCTAAACAAAAAGACTTAGAAAATCAGGTAAACGAAACTAGAGAAGCTCCTAGTGATATAGCAGAGAGCTCAGGTACTAATTTAGAAGGTTTAATAAACAACTATGTTGTTCGTGAGATGAACAAAGATAGAAGATCTAATGGCATGAAGCCTTTACCTAATAACTATGTACCAATACCTACAAAGAAAAGAGAAAAAATAAATGGGTTTATAAATGAAATGTTAACTAAAGACGCTAACGGAAATATTGTTAGTAACTTTATGAACTCAAGACTTGTTACACAATCAGACGCTCTTGGTCCATACATAACAACTATATCAAACAAAATATGGAATGGTTTAGATCCTATGAACAGAGAAGGTCAAACATTAGAAACATGGAGAGAGTTAGTTGCAAGTGAGTTGTCTACAATGATACAACAAGAATATTTAAGACCAAACTCTCAAGGTGTAACTAATTATCAAGAGTTAGATAAGTTCGTTAGAAATAGAGGTTATTTTAGAGTTTTTGAATTAGCGAGACAAACATTTAAACAAACACCCACAGGCACAGGCTTAGACAATGTAGTACAAACAGAAAGTCAAATAGATTTAGAGGCTCAGCAAGCAGAACTTGATCAACTTAAAAAAGATAGAGCTAACAGAACTGATTTCATGAGTAGAGTTAAAATTGTTGATAGCAATAATAAATTAATACCTCTACCAGAAAGAGTTATAAATAAAACAAAAGATAACATTGTTAAAACGTTTAGAACTAAAAAGTTTAAAAACGAAGTTGGTACTAACAAGCATAGAGTTGAATTATCAAAAGAATATTCTGGCCCAATAGGCTTAGTGTTTAAAAATATTATGCAAAGAGGTGAAAACTTTGATAATGACATTAAACTAACAAATCAACAGAAAAGAGCTAATTATTCTAAGTTTTTATCACAAAACTACGATCTTATTTACGATCTTGATATTGATATATTAACTAAAAAATATCCTTTCTTAGTTGAAAACACAGGTGTTAGAATGAACGCTGAGCAGATCAGAGCATATAACGACGCAATAGATAAAGGTATAAGAACTGGTAGAAAAATAAAAGATATTAAATCAGGTCCTTTTATATTTGAAAAGATAGACAAGGTAAAAGGTAAAATAGAATATTTAAAATACTTTGAAGGTGATAATGTTGCTGCTAATGTAAGAGGTGCTAGACAATTATCACTAGCTGATGAGTTTGCACAACAAGTTTCTTTTGATCTACAATCAGATGTTTTAATAGACAATAGATTAAAAACAGAGGACTTTGTACAAAAGCTAGCTAAAAGTACAGGTAGGGTAGCTTTTTCATTTGTAAGAGGTTTACCAGACGCTAAACAAAGACAGTTTATAGCTTCATTACCTGATATTGCAGCTAGAGTTAATCCTAGTTCAACAAACTGGGGTGATGCTGAGTCTATAGAAAAAACATTTAAAAACGTTTTATCAGGTATACTACCTAATTTTACAAAAGGAGAGATAAGCCAAGTAGCAAAGAAAATAGCTAAGTTTGCAAACAGGTTTGATTTAATGGACCCTGTGTTAAAACAAAAAGCTCAAAGTGATAATGTTTTAGAACAGTATTTAATAGAAAGCGTTACTGAAGCAGGAGAAAATACAAACATTAAAAACTTTTTAAATTTAGAAAATGATATAGGTTTTTATTTTAATGATAAAGTTAGATTAGAAAAACATAGAGGCCTTGTATTAGACTATATTAGAAACGAAGATGGTACTGTAGATAAAAATAAACTACTTGATATTTTAAAGTATAGATCAATGTATACTGGTGCTGGTAAAATTGGAAGCGGCACGTTTACAATATTAGAAGGATCTATTGTTGAAGATAAAAACGCAACAAGAAGTAAAGAGCAAAGGTATCAGGTTTTTAAAAATGTTGCAGACTTATACAATCATTTAAACACTTTAACAGGTGTTAATATAGAAGGTAACTCAGTTACTATAAATGGCGAAACATTATCAATACCTAGTTTAATACCTCAAACAAGCGCTTATGCTTTGGGTAATCCAGATTATGAAGCTGGTTTGGCTCAAGCAAAAGAAGCTAGACAGTTTGTAAAAGATATGATTAGCAAAGTTGTTGATGGTAAAAATTATGACAATGCTGATTTAGCTATGCTGATAAAGCAGTTAGATTCTCAAATGACTGCTCCTTTAAAAACAGCTGCTGATTTAAAATATGTTATAGAGGGTAAACTAGATCCTAAGAAAGCTAAATATGAACACATGATACCTACTAACTGGGTTGTTATGAATTTATTAAATGCTTATAAAAATAATAGATCAAGCGCAGATGGTTTAGCAAATGAAATATTTGAAAATTACAATGTAGCTGTTATACCTAACGCTATGGACACGTTTCTTACAAAAATAGGTTTACAGTCTGTAATGCCTGTTGGATATAAGTTAGGTGAACCTTCATGGAATAGATATTATAACATGATGACTCTTGGTAACAAAAACTTTGTTGCTATAAGAGATTTATCTAATAATAGTATAATAGGTCAAGACTGGGCTGATGCAGCCGTTGGTGATGTTCAAGTAGACAAGGTATATAACAAGATAAAAAAATATCAAGCCCAAACAAAAGCTTTAAATAAAGGTTCTTCTATATTGTTTTCTAAAATACCAAAAGGTATAAGCGTTTGGGACTTTGATGATACACTTGCTAGAACCAAATCTAACGTGCTTTATACGCTTCCTGACGGCACTAAAGGTAAAATAGATGCTACGCAGTTCGCGTTAAGATCTGGTGAGCTAGAAGCTCAAGGAGCAATATTTGATTTTAGCGAGTTTAGCAGGGTTATGAAAGGCCAAAAAGGTCCTTTATTTGAAAAAGCAGTTGCTCGTAATAAAAAGTTTGGTAATAAAAATGTTTTTATACTTACAGCTAGACCACAAAATGCCGCTCCAGCAATACATACGTTTTTAAAAGGTATTGGTTTAGATATACGTTTAGAAAATATAGTTGGCTTAGAAGATGGTACCGCTAAAGCAAAAGCTGATTGGATGGTAACTAAAATAGCAGAAGGTTATAATGATTTTTATTTTGCAGACGACGCTATTAAAAATGTTAAAGCTGTAAAACAAATATATGATAACTTCGATGTAAAAGGTAAAGTACAACAAGCTAAAATAGCTTATAGCAAAACTCTTAGCAACGACTTTAATAAAATGATAGAAAGACAAAAAGGTGTTGGTGCTGAAAAAGTTTTTTCTGATGTTGTTGCTAGAAGAAGAGGTAAGACTTCTGGTAGCATAAGAGGCGTTATATCTTCAAGTGCTCAAGACTTTAGAGGCTTAACTCAATATGTTTTTGCTGGTAAAGGCAAGCAAGGTGAAGCTGATCAAAAGTTTTTTGAAGATGCTTTAATGACGCCTTATTTTAAAGGTATTGCAAGAATGGAAACATATAGACAGCAAGCTAAAAAAGATGTAGCTGGTTTATTAAACGCGTTTTCAGACGTAAAAAAGAAACTTAATAAAACAATACCTGATGGTGATTTTACTCATGATGCGGCTGTTAGGGTTTATCTTTGGAGTAAAGCTGGTGAAACAATACCAGGTATATCTAAAAGAGATCAAGCTAAACTAGTCAAGTTTGTTGAAAATGATGCATCGTTAAAAGGCTATGCTGATGGATTATTAGAGGTTTCAGGTAAAGAAAAGTGGCCTGCGCCAGAAGAATACTGGGATTCACAAACAACACTAAGTGATTTAAATAATTTAACTGATAAGGCTAATAGAAAAGAGTTTTTAGCTGAATTTAATGAAAACGTAGATATTATATTTAGTCCAGAAAACTTAAACAAAGTAGAAGCTTTATACGGTAAAAAATTAAGAAGCGCTATAGAAGATAGTATATATGCTATGAAAACTGGTAGCAATAGAACAGCTGGATCAAATAGAATAAACAATGGCTGGTTAAACTGGATTAACAACTCTGTTGGTACTATAATGTTCTTCAATAGAAGATCAGCTTTACTGCAGTTAATATCTACTACAAACTTTATAAACTGGTCTGATAACAATATACTCAAAGCAGGTTTAGCTTTTGCTAATCAAAAACAATATTGGAAAGACTGGACAATGATATGGAACTCTGATAAACTAAAACAAAGACGAGGTGGTTTACAGTCAGATGTTCAAGAAGCTGAAATTGCTGCAGCTGCTAAAAATTCAAAAGACAAAGTAAACGCTGTTATATCTAAACTGTTAAAATTAGGTTTTACACCTACTAAACTTGCGGATAGTTTTGCTATTGCAACAGGTGGTGCTTCATTTTATAGAAATAGAGTTAACACGTATTTAAAACAAGGTTTGTCACAAGCAGAGGCAGAAGCAAAAGCATTTCAAGATTTTAGTAAAGTATCTGATGAAGCACAGCAGTCAGGTGATCCAGCTTTAATATCTCAGCAACAAAGAAGTACAGCTGGACGTTTAATACTTGCTTTTCAAAACACACCAATGCAGTATACAAGATTAATGGAAAAAGCTGCTAAAGATTTAATAAATGGTAGAGGTGATGCTGGAACTAATATAAGTAAAATAGTTTATTATGGTGCTGTTCAAAATCTTATATTTAATGCTCTGCAAAATGCTTTCTTTGCTTTAATACCAGGTTTTGATGATGAAGAAGAGCCAGAGTTTAAAAATGAAAAAGAAAGAAAAAAATATTACGAAAAACTAGAATTAAAAGAATCACAAAAACATACTAGAATATTAAACGGTATGATTGACTCTGTGTTAAGAGGTACTGGTATATATGGTGCAGTAGCTTCAACAATAAAAAATACTATAATGAAGTACAATGAGCAAGAACAAAAAGGCTTTACAGCTGATCACGCTTATACTATTATAGAAGCTGCTAACATATCACCGCCAATTGGTTCTAAGTTTAGAAAAATATATTCAGCTATACAAACTAAGAAGTTTGATAACGATGTAATTGAAAAGCATCCTTGGGACGTAACAATAGATGGTAGGTTTAATCCTTCACCAAGTTATGACATAATAGGATCTTTATCATCTGCTTTGTTAAATCTACCTTTAGATCGTGTAATGATAGAATTAAAGGGTATTGCTGAAATGTTAGATGAAAGAAATACAGCTATGCAAAGATTAGCATTAGGCTTAGGTTGGAGAACTTGGGGTGTTAATGCTAAAAATGAAGAGTTTGATCTTATAAAAGCTGAAGCAAAAGAAAAAAGAAGATTAGAAGGTATAGAAAAAGCTAAAAGAACTAGAGAAGAAAACAAAAGACTAGAGCAAGAAAAGAAAAACAATATGACTCTAGAGCAATTAATAAGATATGAGGATTCAATTAAAAGAAGAAGAAGTGAGTCTGCAAGAAAAGGAGTTGAAACAAGAAGAAGAAATAAAAGAAAAAAAGATTCTTTAGAAACAATAGAATTACAAAAACTAATAAACCAAATGACACAACAATGAAAAAAATACTAGTAATTATTTTAGCGATGTTAACATTTACGATTAGCGCGCAAGAAAAAGAAAAGAAAAACTTTTTTAAAGGTTTTTACGAAGACTTTTTTAAGTATGCTACTGTATATGCTGCAGGAGATTATAGAGCTGCATACGAATCGTCTGATAAAAAATACTTAATAAGACAACCTGAAGGTGCTGGCTTATATGATGTACCTGAAGTTGTAGATGTTACAGAGTACTTTCCATCTGATTATAGAGTAGGCTTTGGTATACGTAAACTAGGTAGATTTGATTACGAAAGAAAACCAGGTAACTTTTGGACTGGTGATCAAAATGTAGAAAGACAAAATGCTTTGATAGCTCCTACGTCTGCTGTAAAAGGCTGGGAGTATTTATTTCATTTTGAAAAAGAAAGACGTAGAGGTGAAGAGTGGAATAATCAAAGATATTTTTTAAGACATACAGGTAAATATCACATCGTTAAATTAGAGTCAAGATATCAAGGTGCTTTTGATTTTAACTATAATGCTGTTGATGTTAGAGCTAGACTACCTATTGGTAAGAAGTTTAGTTTATCTGCTGGCGCTGCTTTTAGAACACATGAAAGAGTTTATGGTGTTAATCCTTATGAAATATGGGTTAGCGCGTTAGATGCAAATGGTAATCAAGAAAATTATTGGTATGAGTTAGCTTATGAATATGGTTATCAAGACGCTTATTATACTACTGAAATTTATAACCCTATAACAGGTGAATTAGAAAATGTAGGTGGTTATTTTTGGTGGAACCCAGAAGGACAAATAGTAGCTTCTTCTGATCCTCAATTTAGAGACGGTCCTTACAAACAATTAATATCAAGATATAACAATGACATATTAGGTAATACAAGTACTTTTGGTTTAGTATCACCAGTCGTAGGTTTTGATTGGTATCATTACAAGTCTAAATTCTGGGCTCACGTATATGGATCTGCTTTTTTACCTTATCATAAATATGTTATGGGTGATGAAGACGATCAAGGTAGAGTTCCTTTATCATATTTATATAGAAACAGCTGGGATCAATATGGCTTAGCTGATTCAGCTAAAGGTGAGCAATGGTGGGATTATCAAGCCGGTGCTAATATTGGCTGGAAACTAAGTAAATCAATTGGTGTATTTGCTGAAGGTGAATATACTAAGATGTGGGATTCAGAGTTTTTTATAACAACATTTGGAATTAATTTTACATTTAGATAATCATGGCAAAACAAATAGGAGAAGATACTAAAGTAACCATGGATCTTAAAACCATTGGTATGATAATTGGTGGTGCGGTTTCATTAGCTTTAATGTATTTTACACTGCAAAGCGATATAGCTTTAGCTAAAGAACTACCAAAACCAGTTATTGATAGAGTTGAGTACGACTTAAAAGATGAGTTGATTCGTCAAACAATTATGGACACGCAGGAAGACGTAGAAGAAATAAAAGAAACTATTGATAAAATAGATCAAAGACTTTATGAAATTCAAAAAAATAGATAATGAAATACTTAATTTTAATTTTAATATTAATATCATTTAATTCTAGCGCACAAACCTGGATAACAGATAACGACTTTGAAAAGTCTATAAATACTAACGAAGCTTTTGGCGATGATGAGAGCATGCCTGTTGTAGTAGAGTTTTGGGCTAAGTTTAATGCTGATAACAGTTTTGTTGATTGGAAAAAATTAGAAGATGTTATATATTATAGGGTTGATATTGCAAAAGCTCCTAACGCTAAGAAAAAATACAAAGTAAGAATGGCGCCTACTATTATTATATTTAAAGACGGTATAAAAGAAGAGGTGTTTAAGGCAGGGTTAGATCTTGTATTGCCCGCCGATTTAAATGAAATACAAGAAACGATTAATGAAATAAATAAAGCAAGTAAATTTTAAAATTATGTGGAAATTAACTAAACAGTACTGGAAAGACATGTGGAAAGCATTGTGGAATAAAACAACAATAGATGAAAAAGCAATTGCTACAGTACAAGAGATTAAGAAAAGATACAAACTAACAGCTCAAGAATTAGCTGATGTTGGTGCTGCAATAAAAGAAGTGGGTAACCAAATAGGTGATATTGATGATGCGTTAAAAGGTAAAGAAAGAAAAGGTAGAAAAAAGAAATAATGAAAAATTTTATAGTTTTATTTATGGTACTGCCGAGCTTATGTTTAGCTCAGTTAGATTTATATGGTTGGCAAGTAGAAGAAGATAAAGCTATGCATTATTTAGCGGGTGTTGCAATAACTAGTGTGGCACACGATCTTATATTTGAACAAACAAAAAGCAAGGAAAAAGCTATAATGTATTCTATAGCTACGACCTTAGCTGTAGCAACCTTTAAAGAAGTTTTTGTAGATGGTAAGCGAGCTGATGGAAATGACATCGCTGCTAGCATGTACGGAGCGGTGACGGTTGGTGTTGCTATTGAGATAGATGATTTATTTAAACGAAGAAGAAAATGGAAAAGATAAGCAAACACGTAAGTTACCGCGAAGGTGTGTATAGCAAAACAGCGGAGAGACGCGGTATAGATAACACACCTACTGAAGAGCATTTAGCTACGATGAAGATTACGGCTGAAAAAATATTTGAACCTCTTAGAGCTCACGTAGGAGCTCCTATAAAGATAAATTCTTTTTATCGCGGACCTAAGCTTAATAAAGCTATCGGCGGCGCTAAAAAATCACAACACATGAGTGGACAAGCAATGGATATTGACGATACATTTGGTCACATGTCTAATGCTGATATGTATTATTGGATAAAAGACAACTTAAACTTTGATCAGTTAATATGGGAGTTTGGTACAAATGAAAACCCAAACTGGTTACATGTTAGTTATGTTAATGACGAAGATAATAGAAACAGATGTTTGAAAGCTTACAAAGATAGTAATAACAAAACTAAATACAAAGTAATATGAACAAGTCTATACCAATCACACAAAAATGTAAATCACCTGTTAAGCAAGCAGATGTTGAATCACCGATAAAAAAAATTAGTCCAGCTTGTAAAACAGCTGCTAAGAAAAAGTTTGATGTATGGCCAAGTGCTTATGCTTCAGGTTGGGGTGTAAGATGTACTAAAGCTGGTGGCCCAGGTAAAATGGGTAAAAAATCTCCTGCTAAACAAGCTAAACCTAAGCTTACTGATAAGCTTTATGAAAAAGCTGAAAAGTTACAAAGCAAAGCTGATAACGCGGCTTCAAAAGGTAAATACAAAAAAGCTGCAAGGTTAGAAAATAGAGTTGCTAGAGTAGAAAAGAGAGAAAATAAAAAAAGAAAAAAATATAACTACTAATGAGTTTTAAATTAAGAACAACACCTCTTAAATGTTGGAAAGGATATGAGAGAGTTCCTGGTACTGCACCCGGTAGCAAGGGTAGTTGTCGTAAGCGTACATCACCTGTAAAAATGGTTGCCGAGTCACCGTTAAATAAAAAACAAAAAGGTGGTGGTACAACTAAAACTTGTTTACCTGCTGCAAAGATAAGAAGTATGTCACCAGAAAAAAGAAAACAATTAGTTAACGCTAAGAGATCTGCTGGTGCTAGTGGTAAATATAAAAGATCATCGAAAACAAATGTCAAAGGCGCTCGTAAAAAAGGTGCTACACTACGTGATTGGTTTGAAAAAGAAGACTGGAGAAGAGTAGATGATCCAAGTAAAAAATGTGGAGAGTAATGATATTTCCTAAGTTATTTAAAAAATCACATGCTAGAAAATCTAGAGGAGGACATACTACTTACGTAACAGGTAAACCTGGTAGCTACAAGTTTCACGATAAACCACAGTTTAAAAATCACCAACCATCTAGTCATTTAATGGCAGATAACAATGTTGATGAAGCATATCCATCTATATATAGAGATAAAGATGGTAATTGGTCTAATCAAAGCTATGAACAAGCTAAACAAAGAAACGAAGTATATAAATTCCATGGTAAAAGAGCAAATAAAAGAATGATTAATTTTGCTAGAAAAGGAAATTGGAAAAAATAAAAAAAAGGGGCTTGCGCCCCTTTCTCTAACTAACTAACAAACTAACCATCACACGCGACACAATCTTCCATTGCTCGCTGTGCAATATCTCCTCTGAGTACTGATTCAGTACGCATATAATA